GTTTAACTTCGTAGGTTCCTAGTTTCATACATAGCTCGCGTAGTTAATTTTGACGAAGAGGTTTATTTCTTGGCGTACACCAGTTGGAGCTACGCTAAACCCAGAACCGAATACCCACTCAATCGAATATTGGTTAGTGGTAACCATCGGAATATTTAAACCGGTAACGTTAATTGTAACTGTTCTTGCGTTGTGATTATTTACACCGGAGGCGCTGTAAATAGTTCCAGCAGAAGCTTGGGTTGTATAGTTCCAAAGCCTATACGTTACTGTCTGGTTGCCTGTAGCGAAAGTACTGGGATTATTAATAGTAATAGAAGCACCAATTATAGTAAAGGGGTACGGCGTGGCAAAAAGTCTGTTGTCGTCGATAGTAACTGCAGCAAGATCAGATGCGGTAGCGAAGTAATACGTCTGACCACCTAAAGCGGGGTTAGTCGCAGCGTGGCTGTAATCCATATGATTAGATAGGATCAAACCAGTTATGGCCGACGGAATATGGGTATGAACCAAATTGGCAGCACCAATATCTGAAGGTAGGAGTATGTCAGTTCCCCCGGTAGCGTGAGTAGATTTGTGAGCTGTGGGGGTTCTCGAATTTGAGAGCCTCGCGTCATTACCGACACAAAGAGTGGTAGAGGAGGTACCTGTCGGCAACCACCCGATATCCAAAAGACCTGAAGAAGCAGCTTTAGGGATACCGTTTGCTACCGAAGAGGCGGTTGCCACTTCGTCGCTTCCACCGTGTTGATGGGTAGAGGCATGAAGAGTTGGGGTTCTAGCGTCAGTAAGTCTAGGGTCTGTTAGGTCAACGGCATTTATGTCCGAAGCAGTAATCGCATCCACTCCGCCAGCAAAATGCGTATATGCGTGAAGGGGGACATTCGAGGGACCAAAAGCTAAAATCTGTTTATATTGTAGAGCGCGATTAAAATCGTCTACAAAATTACTATTAGCTGGAGCATTTGTTTGGCTCACAGCCATATTACTTCACCTCTTCGTAGCCCTCTCGGACGTCTCCGTAATACTCTTCTTCAATAACTTCCAAACCATTAGTGTAAACAATCAAAGTGCCGTCTTGTTCTTTTTTGGATACTTCGTTGAAGAACGAATATGGCTTAAGAGAATAAGTTGGATTGCTCATCGGAAAAACAAATATACACCATGTTTAACAGAAGTAGGAGCCGATGTGAAAGTAGGGATGGTCAAGCGGATAGCGTAGTCGGTATTAGCGACAACAGCTAGATTTAGATCGGTAGAAGTAAGAGATACTAAACCACCACCGGTAGCCGTATAATCAATCCCAGTTGTGAATAAATTTCCAACAAGACTAGATGTATTTTTATTCCACAATCCAATTGCTGCACCAGCTCCTTGGACGGTGCCCGTAGAACACGACATCACAAGAGCAGCACCAATTACAGTTCCGCTATAGGGGAAGATAATCTCTCTAGTAGCCGCTGTAGTCGGAGGTGTTACGTCAACTGGGAAGCCCATGAAGCCAGTAGCACCAGAGGCGCCGGGAGACCAAGAGGCGTGTGTGAAAGTGTAGACGGCGTAGGAAGAAGCACCGATAGAAGCGGCAGAGACGGGGTCAGACCCATCCACAGCATGCGTAGCCGCATGAGCTGGAAGTGCGGCTTGATCAATATCAATCTGACGAAAAGTAACCGCCCTATTAAATTGATCAACCCACTCACTCGTCGCTGGTGCATTTGTCTGCATTTAAGTCTCCTTAGGTAACAGTCGTTACGAGCTGACCAAAAGCACCTGCCCTATTGCATTCCAAAACAAAAGCATTGCTAGCACGAGCGTAAGTATCAACAGATTCGATCAAGCTAGGATCAGCAATCTGAGCGTTGGTAACCTGTCCATTTTCAACTGCACGTTGGAAGTTACGGACAAATTCATCGGAAGCTGGGTAAGCACTACTTCCTTGTAGGTTTTCACCGGTGGTACCACGCAATTGATCGCGGGTAATTTGCCCGAAAAGCAAAGCCCTTCGGAGTTGGCTTACGAATTCGATATTGGCTTGAGTTGGTTCTGACATAGTTTCTCCCTCCTTCTATTCCTGATAGTTCGTAGTTTGTCAATCTTTCCTCTTACTTTTCTTTCGATAGCTTCGGCGGATACTCGGATGTTGGCAGCTTCGCACAGCCCAGGAACTTGATCAAAAAACAAATCAAAATGTAAAGCGGTGAACGAGTTCTTCGGATCGAGCTTACGACCAATAGGTGCGGTGAGGGCGAAGTCTAGATCATGGAGTCCCTGCTCGACAATCGCGCAGACGAACTCTCTCCAGCCTTCGCCCTTCACCTCACGCTTCACTTAAGCCATCTTTCCTTCAGGGGCAGCAGCCATTTCGATAGCTTCGGCGAATCCAGCTTCAGCGGGTGCTTTGCTGGCCATCTCTTCACCTTCTTCCATCTCAGGCATTTCCGCTTCGGCTCCTTCGATAGAAACCAAGTCCAAAGATTTGCCACCGTGTTTAAACGTGGCCATAGCTTCGAACGTGTCTCCCTCGACGACGCCTTCGGGCGGAGTGAAACCCTTCGGGACTGCAAACGTAGCAATCTTCATATTTTTATCTCCTCTTTTAGGAGTGACAGCAATCACGACCATGGTAGTACCACGACCTCTTTTCGCTGCGCACTCGGGACATCCGCAATTCATGTTTATAAAAAGAAGGGAGGCGCAGGGATGTGACCTACGCCCCCCTTCAATTCAGTTACTCAGATTACGAGTAGCAACCAACGAGGCCGAAGTCGGCCGCGCAGCGCTTGTGGCGGATAACCACACCGAGCTCGGGACGAACGGGTTTCGAACCGGAGCTAAAGATAGCCCGGAAGAATCCGATCGTGCCGTCAGGGTTACAATCCCGGCTGGGGATATTCCGCCAGCGGAAGTCACCGCGGTAGCTCTGCGGGTCGAATGCCATAGCTCCGGTGGAGCTGATGGGCTTCGCGACCAGCGAGGTGAACACGTCGGGATGGAAGATAATAGAATCTTCGTATTCCGCCGTGAAGTACGCGGGATTCGGGATGAACCGAGTGCCCTTCGATGCGTTAGCATCTGTGGCATACGGGAAGCGACGAGTCCACACACCACCGACGAGATCGTAGCGGGGAGTCATGGTGTCTACCAAGTGGTAGAAACCAGCATAGCTACGTTCCACGCCGAGGGGCTGGATCAATTCGCTGGGTTTCGCATAACGGAGATCCTGACGGATGTCCGCGTTGAGCTTGATCAGGTCGTCAGAAGCCTCGGGGGAGGTAACGAGCAAGAACACGGGAGCACCGTTTTCTTTGCCGTATGCATTCTGACCAGCGCCGTCACGAATCAACCGAGAGTAGAAGTACCGCAGGATTCCCTGGGTCAACCGGCTCGTAGGCAGATTGCTCGTGCTGAACGAACCTTTGGTCTGGCCGGAAGCCGCCAAGAGTTCGGTCTGGTTAGCGTTTACGTTGTAGTTAGCGAGACGAACGTATTCGTCACGGTAACGGTTTTCCCAAGCATACTGCGTGTTCTCAGTCAGAACTGCCATGATGTTGCGGAGCTGTTCCTGCCGCTTCACGGGGAAGCGAAGGTCGTTCAAGCAGATATCAGGGGAGTTGATTGCAGCCTGTTGGAGGTTATAGGTACGGAGGGTCTGGGCGAAGCCGAGGTCGTTACCAGCCACAGCGCAGGTTCCGGGTCCGGTGTTAGAACCAGTCGGGGTAGCGCCGATGACTTGGGTGCCGACACCGTTATACGCTACGTCAGAGAACGTGATCCCAGCGCCGGAAGCCGGCAGGGTCCGCTCATAGATCAGAACGTTAACAGTTGTGCCCATTTCATCCGGCCAAGATTCTTGCTTGACCAGAGTCGTCCACGGGGACGTGTTCAAAGTCTTCCGATAGATATCCGCACCGATACGGCCGGACTCAGTAATCAGAAGATTCTCAATATTTGTACATGCCATATTAGTTATCTCCTTGTTGAAGTAATGACTGAAGACTTCTCATCACACGATGAGCGTGTCTCTTTGTCGTTTCTTATTTTAAGAGCCGGCAAGCCCTAGAAGTTAGTTGGATATCCGTTAGCCGTCGGATACCGCGTCGGTGTCATTTAAGCGTAGCCTGTAGGGCGCAGGCGAGTTAGCCCCATCGCATCGACACCTCTGCCAAAGAACTGAGATACGATGTAACTAGTTGATGCGGGGTGTCAAGTCCCTACCGAGAAACTTCTTCCCAATCCATTGAGGCAAAGACATCTTTGTTTACCGTCCCAGACCCAGAAGTTGCTACAACAAAAGAAAGTTCAAACGGGGTGTTTGTAAAAGTATTACGCTCTAACTGGAAGCGGAAAAGAGCTTCCTTTAATATGTCAATACTAGGACCAACAGTAGCTGTAGATTTAACAAATCCAGAAGCCAAGATTCTACCACCGCTTACACCAGTCCCAGTAAGATTGTATTCGACAGCACTATCAGTATTCACATTGCCCCAAGATCCGTCGGCAGTTGTGCATGCGGCCCGTACTTGCCAGTTGTAATCATTAGTCTCAGTTGGCAAAAAAGAAAGTGCTGTCAAAACAGCTATAGCATCCAGTCTGGTACTCTTAAGTCTTATTGATACAATCGGGTAATATGTCCCAGCGGTAACGAGCGTATAAGCATCTAAAATTGGGGTAGAGGCTGCTTGTTGCGCTCCATTTAATTGGTAACCACCCTCTGAGATAACGGTCGAGCATACTTGTTTTAGAGTGCTAGAACCAGATGTTTCACCTGTGTTTTCAATCTCAACCCTAAGGGGAAGACTAGCTGTAGTGATATAGGTTGAAGTGATAAGATTTGCATGGTGGAAAGAATGGCAAGTAATAAATTGACCATTGATCACAAAACCAACTCTTACGGTCCCAAGACCAAGCCATTCAATATCCATCCACATGATTTGAGCTTTAGAGATATCAAGGGTAAAACCAGAAGCTCCAGAACCATCAAGTTTATCTCCATTCCAATTAGCTTGATTGATGGAAGTCGTCGTACCCGTAGACAAGCTACGCTCCACAAAGCTCAGAGTATTTCCGTCTAGCTGTAAAAAGATTCCGTTGTCCGTGCTAAAATAACCGGCACGTTGACGTAAGTTTGTCTTGGCCCCAGCAAAAACAAAAGTATTAAGTACTAGCAAAGATTTTCCAGGCTGATACGAAAAGACTTTTGTGGTCTCACGAAGCACTTTGGAACCAGAGGCAGCCGTAACACTAAGGTCTATCAATCCTTGGTTAGCGTTAAAAGATACAGCACCGCCCGTAGCTACGGACGAATTCCACAACCCGTTATCTCGGTACCGATGGCTGGAATCAAAAAGGGTAAATGGCTCGGATACACGAAGACGGCCAAAAGCATCTGAGCCAAGACCACTGTTGGCGAGAGAAAGACCGATTCCGCCTCTTAACAAATCATTAATTTTTTGAAGCGATCGAACTTCCGTATCTAGCGGTAGCGGATTATTATTCTCAGGGAAGTATGCTGGCACAGGCTGAAGGTAACCGAATAAGTTCTCAGGTCAATAACCTACGCTAGGAGTTTATCCAGTTCTTGGCGATTAACGTCAATGCCACCCCAAGACCAAAACTGCCGAACCGTGTCTTTATCCTGTTTAGGATCTCTCCATTCAAACTTATTCCTGTGGTGCTTCCAAGCATATGCTCCTAGGGTGTTATACTCGCTGAACCGACGGTCTGGGCGGGTAGCAACGAAAGTGTCAAAAGGCACTTTATGGGTAGTCTGAAGGAAATCCCTCATCTCCTTATACAACCACCTAGGGAAGGTATGTGGTGGTCTACGCATAAACTCAAACTCTGGTTTCCAACCAACGGCTTCCTCTACGATTGGTTGCCAAGGGCATTCCCCGATCCTGTCATAAGGCTCGTAGTATACAATCGCTTTGCCTTTGTGGATGAAATCCTTGGGGGACACGTCGTGTAACCAGACGGTATCAGAATCGATGTGGCAGATGAAATCGGCGTCAGAGTACAGATCAGCGTTTAGTTTGGTGACCTGCTGACCCAAGTAGTCCTCTGCGTACCTAGGGCAGATATGTACTTTCTCCAAAGTCAGATGGTTTAGCTCGTGCTGGTCGCCGTGAGGTACGACAATATGGATCTGACGAAACCCCTTGGCTGACTTGGCACAGGACTTCAGGCAATAGGAAAGCCACTCGAAGTCTTTCTTATAGCTACGGATGAATAGGTCTACAGAGGCTTGCATAAAAGGTCGTATTGAGGCCCTTCTTCTGGGGGAAATGATTCCAATCCGTATCCGAGTTCAGACCGTAGATAAGTGATTAACGAGATCGGGGATTCGCCACGTTGTTGCAGAGCGTGTTCGTTAACCTCGATCCACATGACTGGGCGATACTTCGCTATAGTTTTTTTGGCCCCCTTCAACGCTGACACCTCAAATCCTTCAACATCCAACTTAAAAAAATCAAGCCTAGGTAAATCGTAAGAGTCCAAGGTCACAACAAAAACAACTTTGTCACCAGAATCAGTTATACGACTTGATCCAGCGTTATCCAAGACAGCAAAAGATTCGCTACCTGGTTTATCGCTAAGCCCAGCTTTGACCGTTATGGCTGAAGGACAATTATAAACCAAACATTCGTACGCTGATAGATTTGGCTCAAAGGCATAGACCCTCCCAGTAGAACCTACAGTCCTAACGTAGGCAACGGTGTGGTCTCCAATGAAAGCCCCAGCATCGACTACGTAATCACCTTCGTTAATGTGCTTTAGGATAATCGGGAGAGAATACTCGTCGTGATCCAATTTCCCAGTCTCTTCGACCCAGCGGGAAATATGCGAATCGTTTTCTAGTACCGCGATATTATTCGGTAGGATCTTCATTTCCTGATTTCCTACGCATCCGACGCTTTTTTGGTTTTACTTCGGGGGTCTCGACTACTTCTACTTTCTTCGGTGACCGACGCTCTCGAAGTCTTTCAATCAATGTGCCGTCCTTATTCTGATGGAACAACAAAGCTTCCTTACTAACCATAGCATCGACGCTGGCCTGATCGGGGAAGGTGAAGTTACGCCCCTCGTCTTTACGCCAAACATGCTGAATAGATTTTGTCCAATGCGCTTGCCCAACAATCTGCTCAGCACCCACAACATCAAATGCGGCAAGATCCGCATGAATAAGATTAAACGCCCGTTCCATCACGTTCTTCGGGTAGATAGCGTTACCACTCATATGCTCGGGAGTGCCTTGAACATTCACTTGGGCACCCATGAAATACTGACCACAAGTACGGTACTCCGAGTCCAAGAGATCGAGCCATCCTGATACTAAAGGGATACAGTCTGGTTCACACCAAAAGTATGCCTCGGGATTTGGCCCCCAAGTAATATGCTGAGCTACCCGTTTAAACATATGGTTTGGGCTCATGGGCCATCCACGCTCATCTTGATCATGCGGTATATACAACTCGTAGTTACGGCTCAACTCAGTAGGGTTTGGGACTGCCCGAGCACAAGCAACCATCAAACGATGGCTACTAATTCCGCCTAGCTCCTCGACCCAGTTAAGCCAACGAATCGCCTGCTCCCGATCCTGAGGACCGACTGGCAGTACGACTAGCATTAGCGACCCATCGATTTTTCGAGAGCTTCTAGGAATCCAACGTTAGTGGGCAACCCAGCGGACGGAGTATTGTTAACCCCAGCCCCAGCTCCGGGAGTAGCTACCTGTAACTTCTGTAACTGAGCTTTGAGATCGGCAATAGTGGCGTTGCTCTTCTCTGTCAGGTCTCGGACAACCTGAACAGCAAGTGGGAACAAGACAGCTTGATATGTGAGAGTAGCACGTTGCTGGTGGTCGAGCGGTTGCTTATCCAAATAAACTGCCTGCTCACGAAGAGCCTTGATCGTGTTATCCCACTCGGGAGTCTGACCACGCTTGAGGATTGGGAAAGAGTCTTCGAACTGACCCCAAGTATTTTCGAAAGCAACGTCAGCTTGCTTGTCAAAGTTTAGTCTAGCTTCTTGTTCGACGGCAGTTTCCTGCCTTTCGATTTGAGCTAGCGTATCGTTGGCTGACTTGAGCATATCATCTTTCTTGGAGCGGAGCTGTTCAATCTCATCCAACTTTGTCTTAACAGCCCACGCATCCATTGCGTCTACGCCGTTCATCACATCCTTAAACTCTGCTCTACGTTGAACTGGGTCTTTAATGTCCAATACTTTGAGGACATCTTTCACGTTAAGCCCTTCGTAACCAGCTATGGAATCAGCCAAACCCTTCTCAGCTTTAGCTAATGGCTCGCTGATAGTACGTTTATATTCGCGAGTGGATTCAACCCTGACCAAAGAAAGTTGGCTCTCATAATCAGAAACTAACTTACGAGCCTCTTCTAGTTCAGATTTAATGCTCTGAACTTCTGACGAGGCTTCTGCGTTACCAGCGTTGCGAGACTTTTCGAGTTCTTGCTTTAGGGTGGCCAACTCCTGTTCCGCGGCTTTTAACGCCCTCGCTTTGGCAGCAAAAGCAGAGTTAGCAGAGTTAGTCGCCTTTCCCGGAAGTTTTTCTTCTTCAGTAAGTTCACCTTCAGCCTTGTCAACAGTCTTTGTCTTTTCAGCCTCGGGAGTCAACAATGAGTCAATAAGTTTAGAGGGGGTTTTGATCTCGGGGGTTTTAGCCAGATCTACTTCAGCAGGTTTGGCCTCAGTTTCTTTGACAGCTTCTGCTGGAGCGGTAACAGCGGTGTTAGTCTCGGTGACTGGGGCTGTAGCAGGAGTAGTAGCCGGCTCAATCACAGGGTTCTGGGAAAGCGGAGTAGCGGAAGCTAATGGAGCCTCCGAATTGCCGAGGGCAGAATTAAGAGCCTCGCCTAGAGACCCGATATCAGAATTTGTTGCCATATATTTGTTTTCTTATTTTATCTTGTTGCGTCTTCCCAAGGCCCTGGCAACTCTTGTTGCTCGTTAGTAGGTGTTTTGAGAAGTTCGATTGCTTTAATAGCGGAGAACCATCCTTCAGTTCTTGAATGGGCGAGAGCTCTGATATTGATACTGTCACCGTTAGCGGTCGGAGTTAGGATACTAGCCTGAGGTAGACCGAGATGGATTAAAGCGGTAAGACCGGCCCGCATGTGTGGCTCTTGCCACGTCTTTTCCCAAAGCTTTACGTAGTCGTCGCGTTTACTCCACTCTTGGAAAGTCATTCCTATGTTTGTCGCAGAATCCGAAAATTAAGCAAGTCTTTTCTTTTGTGCAGCTAACTGATTCTTTTCGGACTGAGCCCTCAACCGCTGGGCTGTCTGTGCATCGCGAAGAGCCATACGCTGACGGGCTTCTTCGCTCTTGATCGCAATCTTAGCGTCCGAAGCAGCTTTATCGATTTCAGCATCCGCTTGTACTTTGGCGATCTTAACAGCGTACTCGGCTTGTAATTTGCCCTTAACATCATTAACCTGCATCTGCATAGCGTCTTGCAATTGTTTCTGTTGCATCTTCACCATGGCCTCCTGCTGTTGCCTTTGTTCGCGAGCAAGACTCTCTCCGAGTCTCTGAACAGCTTGATTAATCTTATTGATGATGTCTTTGTACTGGCCGACAAGAGCCTGACGACTGACATCCGAAGAAATCTGTTGGAGGTGAGAAGTCATATGTGGCCCAGAAAGGGAGAGATACTTGTATGCTTCAAGAGGCGGAACAGAGTTGTCCTGAAGAGCTTGCAGGAATCGGACAGAATCCATAGCGTGAATCTGCAAATGGACAGCATGGTTCTCTCCAGGCTGGACAGTAACACTTCGTCCACTCTGCATAGAGTCGTTCTCGAGTTCGGCAATCTTGGCGTCCACAGGCAATCTTGGGGGCACAGCACTTGGCGAGGCGTAACGATCAACCTGATCGTACCCAACACGAACAGCGATACGGTCACGAATAACATTCGCGCGACCTGTTTCGTCGAGCATTGGTAACATCTGCATAAATTCGTTGTACGCAAGCAACCGAGCTTGAGCACTACCGTACCCAACAGCTTTCATCGGGGTCACGTCGTAGACCTCTTTGAGAGCCTGCATGGGAACCCCGCGTTCGCGTAGGCGTCTATGAAACTCCATAGCAATATCACCACCTGGTTGGGCTTCTCTCCAGTTGCCTAAGGCCAGACGGCGGAACTGTTCTTTGAGTAGCTTGCCCCACGGGACATAATAGAAGTTCTGTGCTTGCGTAGAAAGAACTGCTTCTTTCTCGAGCTGGGCACTTACTTCAGTAGCGGTACGCTCTTGCGATGCGGAGCTTACAACTTGTGAAGCATAACTTCCCGTGTTGTTCCTGCGAATCGTCGAAAGCTCTTGGGCAATCGGCAAAGCGTTGTTAGCAAGATTCGGAGAAGTCCGCTCAACAATGTTGAGATTCGGGGGAAGAATCGCCATTGGACCGTTGTAGGCAATGGTAAGATTCTGCAAGTCATCCATCGTCTGTGGCTGGATCATCACGGAAGTCGACAGCAAGGTCGAATCGATGATGGCATTCCGTAGACGATTGTTGACTTGGATGTGAGGGTAAATCTTGTAGGCGAGACCTCGGACGGAATGGAGTGTTCCATTGGTGCCGATACCGTAGGTAAACATCACCAAGGCTTCGTTGATGTTAGCAAAACGGTTGTCTTTGCGGAAAAGGAAATTTTGATTGGAGCCGTCACGGAGTCCGATCGCATGAGTCACCCGTCCGTCAAACTCTAGGATATAGTAATGAATAGTCTGGATTTCGGCAGAACGAGCAAAAGAAAGAGAAAGATCATTATCTTTCAGCATTACTTGAATCTCTTCCCACTCGAGCCTTGTCCCAGAAACATCGGCTGGGACCGCATTGATAATCGCCTTGCGGGTTTCTTCTACATCCCAACCAACAGCTTTCGCAGCTTTGGGGTCTTTGATATGCTGATAAAGTTCGTAAGCGTAATACGACCGGCGGGCGCAACAAAATTCAATACGGCTATCGCTGGCTGGAATACCACGGGGGAGATAGAAATCTCTAAGCCCAGCAACCTTCCAACGCCAATCGGTATCGTCGTCGAAGAAAGCAAAGCCAACGCCATAGGCAACAAACTCGTGAGCCAGCCTTTGCTGGTTATAAAAGAACTCGTCCCAGTCTTTGCGTAGAACGCGGTCGAACTCTTCGGAGATAATCTGGCTGTAATTGCCACGTTGAGTCGCGTCGCCAAACTTGGTCTTTACTTGAGCCAACATCGGGACTCCGTTAACCAAATCAGAATAGGCCGATAGGGCATATTCCAAGTCAGCAGAGGCTTCCAAGAAATTTAGATTCGAACGATAAGACTGGCCGAGATTCCGCAGAGTGGACGGATTGTACGGTGGCTCACCATCGAGCATCGCTTGAACACGCACCCTTTGTGCTGCGCTATCCTGATCGGCGTCAACAAGGTTAGTATAAAGCGCAAAAGCAGATGTAGCATCTTTAAGCCTCGATTTGGGTGGCCGACCCTCTGGGGAGATTGTCTCTAGGTTCTGATCCACGTTAAACTCCTACGTACTCAATTACTTGTCTCGGGTCAAGAATATAAGGCATCCACTTTCTTGGTAAAGGCCAAGAAATCCTTGTATTTACCACCCCCAGCCACGCTAGTCCCAGCTATGGCGTTAGCCCTTTGACGGCACACATCCAGCATAAGGAAGGCTGCGTCAGCTATGTCGGGGGACCTCCCGAACCTAGACTTCATGTCTTTCTTGGACTCTACATAGATTTTACCCCGTTCGGCTGTGCGGTACTGCCTAGCTACCAACTCCCTAGCTAAATCAATAGTCACACCCCTAACCTGCCCCGCCCTCAAGAACTCCCGCCCTACATACCAAAGCTCTGATACCCTGTTCCCATAGGACTCGTCAGCCTTCATGTGAGAACTTTTGCTGACAGGCATATTGCTGGGTCTCTCAGAAAACTTAACCCTAAGAACAGACGGGCTCCATATAGTAGATATGATATCGCAAAGCGGGTCTCCCGCCCCGGTGGCGTCTATCGCTAGATATCGTGGCAATACCCCATACTTCTCGCACTCCTGCTTTAATAACTGAGCGATCTGGTAATTACGGGGATTATCCTTGAGGGAAGAGTTCTCTTGGAGTTCTACGTACTTGTCAAAATGGACTGTCATGCCGGCGTCAGTCTCCCCGTACTTCCCGAGAAATAGGACAGACCTATCACCCCCACTCGTGAAACCAGGATCAAATCCAGCCACAGCAATGGGTTGTTTAGCCCCAACCCACATAGCTGGCTTATGAGCTTCAAACTTACGAAGGTCAGCCTCGCTATAGATGTTCTCCTCCGAACCGGCAGGGGCTGGGAAGGAACGGATAAATCTCCAGTAAGAGAGTGAGTTCTCGCCAAGCCGTTTGCGGTCTTCGTCTAGTTTCTTTGAGGTGAGTAAGAATGGCCATTTATCTTCGTGATCTAGGTTGGGGGTCTTCTCTCCATCCAAGTGCAGACAGAACCCGTCTTTGGTCTCCCAGCCACCCTCGTCAACTGTAATAGATTGCCATCCCTCTTTGGGGGTTACGAACTGACCGAATGGATCATAGGCTGAATTGAAGTTCCCGCAGGCCACGCATTGAAAGAATGGGTTAGCCGAAAGATTGGCCGTGGCTTCAAAGATGGCAGGCGATACGTCCGTGGCCTCGTCGATCAAAAGAAACACCCGTTTGTTTTTCAAGCCGAGCAATTTCTCGGAAGCTTCTTTTTCTTTATCTTTAGCGGAAGGCACAAGCGTTATGCTAGACCGATCACTACTCCCCTCTTCCAGTACAAGCTTACCCATTGAGTCAACCAACTTGCCGGGCATGACCTTCGCCTGCATGTGACGCTCACGGACTCGACCCCACATACGCTTACGGGCTTCACGAACAGACGTTGTTGTGACTAAGACCAATGTATCAAACGGAGCAGAGTACCAGTTCACTAATCCCCACAAGCCAACCACCTCTGTCTTGGCGGAAGACTTAGGCCCAGAGATTCCCAAGTAGTTCCATTTACAAAGCTCAACGATCTGGTCATCTGCCCACGGATTCCGTTGGAAACCTTGCGGGTTCTTCTTGGGGTGATACGGCCACAACATCTCAACTATATTCCAAAAATGATTTTCTTTACCAAGACCGCCCTTCTCAAGGCTCAATCCTTCTCGGAAGGCTAGTAATTCAATCGTAAGTGCTGTAGCCCCTTCGGGCCATACTCGGCCATACTTCTCGATTTGGGACATCACCTGATGGTAACAGAATCCCCTTGGCAATCCACTCTTTTTATACGAGATGGTTTAGATGGTAGCTATTGATCCCGGAGCTAGCGGAGGTATTGCATCCATAACTATTAACGGTATGGTCGATGCAGTAAAGATGCCTGAGACTGAAGGAGATGTGTTAGCAAAGTTAAAAAATTTGCGGACTTATCACGATGTTATTGTCATCGAGCAGGTCGGTGGATATGTGGGTGGGGCAGGTAGTCCCGGATCAGCGATGTTTAACTTCGGTAGGGGTTTCGGTTTTATTTTAGGCGTGGCCATGACTTTAGGATACAGAATCGAGATGGTTCGACCACAGGCATGGCAGAAGGCGTTGAGCTTGGGAAATAGCAAGGGGATGGCCAGCAAGACAGAGTGGAAGAATAAACTCAAAGCCGAAGCTCAAAGAAGATTTCCAAATTTAAGCGTGACATTATCAACGGCGGATGCACTATTGATACTCGAATATGGCAGACATCACATTGTTCGAGTGGCAGAAATCGGGAGCGGAAGCGTTATTACAAAGCCTTCAGAAAAATAACGTAGCCCTCGACGCCAGCGATACTGGCACGGGTAAGACGGCTAAAGCGGTTTGGCTCGCCCAACAATTAAAAGCGGACGTCATTGTCGTCTGCCCGAAAGCAGTTATCCCGTCGTGGCGTGAATGGCTTGATCGTGGCGATGTGAAACACGAGGTAATCAACTACGAAAAGTTAAAGACTGGGAAGACAAAGCTGGGAAAATGGAACGACGCGAAGAGTTGGGAGTGGACTTTCAGGGGAGCTAAACTTTTAATTTTTGACGAAGTTCATCGTTGCAAAGGAGCCACAAGCGTTAATGCCAAGATACTTACAGGGTCAAAGAAGTACCCAGTACTTATGCTATCCGCTACTGCCGCAGAGAATCCGCTGGACATGCGAGCGACAGGCTTCATGTTGGGTCTCCATGAATACCACGACTTCTACCGGTGGAATTACAAAATGGGTTGTCGACCTGCCCCATGGGGTCGTGGTCTGGCTTTCATGGGCGGAAAGAAAATGCTACAAGAAATTCATAAATCTATTTTCCCGTCTAAGGGGCACCGCATCCGAATCGCCGACCTCGGGGACGCTTTCCCAAGCAACTCCGTGTTCGCAGAGTGCTACGACATGGGGGACGTTGACGTCATCTACGAAAAAATGCAGGCGCAGCTTGCGGAATTGCGAAGCAAACGAACGTCCGAGAACCCGCTCACGATCAAACTCAGGGCGAGGCAAGAAGCGGAGTTAATGCGTGTACCAGTCTTTGTTGAGCTTACTGAACAGGCTTTGGCGGAAGGTAACGCCGTTGTTGCGTTCTTTAACTTCAGGCAATCGCTCGAAGCATACCAAAAGCTTGTCTCAGCGGAATCGGCAGAAATCATCGGCGATCAAAAGGATGATGACCGTGTACGGAATATCGCGGACTTCCAAGCAAACAAAGTAAAAATATGTGCTTGCATGATTCAAGCAGGTGGTGTTGGATTGTCGCTCCATGACCTGCAAGGAGTACCAAGAATCAGTCTTATCGCGCCGACATACTCGGCGATCGATACCAAGCAGGCTCTTGGACGTATCCATCGAGCAGGAGCTTTGTCTGCCAGTAGGCAATACTTGCTTTTCGCAAACGGAACCGTTGAAACACAAATCGCTAGGAGCCTCCGTCGAAAACTCCACAACATTGAAACACTATCGGACGGGGACACATTAGGAGCAATACTATGAGCCACCACAAATACGGACCAAGTTCACTCAAATGGCGTGAGATCTGCCCCGGATGGGACAACGAACCACAGCCAACGGAAGGCGGATCTATTGCCGCTCTCGAGGGAACAATGATGCATAAAGCCCTTGAGACTGGAAACTATGAAGGCTTAGACGAGTGGCAGAAAAAGAATGTGCTGATGGTATCCGACGTCTTCCAACAGATGAAGAACGAGCTGGGCGAAATTGTTGCTGATCTTCCAGAAGTACAGTTACAAATTGCCGAAGGTAAAACATTCGGTACCGCCGACATCGTCCTGATCGGAAAAGGCAAAGCCAAGATTGGTGATGCCAAGTTCGGATGGCATGCCGTGGACGACGCGGAAGAAAACATTCAAGGCTGGGCTTACGCCGTGGGCGTGTTTGAGAAGTGGAAAGACGTTGACGAAGTCGAGGTGGTCTTCGCACAACCACGCATCAATATGATTAGCAGACATACTTTTAGTCGTGACAAAGATTACGATAGGCTTAGACTCCGCGTAGAAACAATCATCGCTCGAGCTCAGCAACCAGAACCGGAACTGAACCCGACGGAGAAAGGATGTCTCTACTGTGGAAACAAAGGTACATGCAAAGCACTACATTCAAAAGCCCTCGTCATCGGCAAAGGATACGACATGCTCCGAGACGCAGAGTTGCCGGTACTCGCAGACCCGCTTACTCTTGCGACTCCTGACCAGAGATCGCAGGCTGAATCCATCCGTCGCGTCATGGAAAGGTGGTGCGACAGCGTCAAGAAATCAAATATGGACTTCCGTATGTCGGGTGGTGACATCCCAGGCTATGAACTCAAAACTCGTGCAGGGAAAAAAGAAATTGTTGACGCCACGCAAACGTACGACATCATCAAAGACAAATTAACAGCAGAACAATTTTCAGCGTGTGCCACGATATCGTGGAGCAAGCTAGAAAAGGCTTACGCGGAATCATTTCCGCGTGGCCAAAAACAACAAGCAAAACAAGCTCTGGAGGATAAGCTCAACGAAGCCAATCTATTGAAAGGCGGAGGAGAGGTTACCTACTTAGCAAAAACAAAAGAAACAAACTAAACAAAATATGAAGACATCATTTGCTCCTGCAAAAGGAACTAAAGCAACCGCAACCCCAGCAGTCGACGAATCGAAAGAGGAAGGCGCGATTATCGAAGCCCCAATGGCTTCGCTGTCCGTCAACACATTGGCTGGCCAAGTCGAGGGAGAATTCTCAGCGAAGGACTTTACCGTCCCTCGGCTGAACCTCGTGGCTAAAACAGGCGAACTGTCCAACACGTTCCAACCTGGTTCATTCGTTTATAATCGTGAGGTCGTGATTGGCGACGGCAAGAAGCCGGCGAAGATCACCTTTCTGCGTCTCCAGAAGATCTACATCCAAGATGTGGTCTATGGTTCTGACCAGATTGCCAAGACCTTCAACCGCTTGTCCGACGTACGTGCGGCAGGTGGTGCGTTGGCTAACGATCCGGAAGCCGAGGCTGATACTGATCGGTACAGCGAAGCTCTCCAGACCATCATCGCCATCGAGGCGCCGGACAAAGATAATCCTTTGTTCCCGTTTGCCGTCGGTGACAAGCAGTACGGTTTGGCTCAATGGCTCATGGCCAAGAGTGCCTACCGCTCTGCCGGAAAGCAGGTCTTCACGGACAGTCAGTTGTTCCTGAAGTCTGGTCTCCACACAGCCTACTATGAGCTGACCAGCAAGATTCGTACTAGCCCCTCGGGTTCGTACTTCGTGCCCCAGCTCAAGATCGGTGGGAAGCACTCCCCCGAAAACTGTGAGCAGTTGAAAGCAATCTTCGGATAACTTTATTGGGGGCATCGGGTGTAACAGCCCGGTGCCCTCACTTTTTTATGGACACAATTTTATATCAACTCTGGCTGTGGGCTTCCAAACGGTGGTTTGCGTATCGAATCACGGGAATGGATAAAGATAGCCATCAAACGGAAATAGTTATTTTTGCTAGCCAAAACGCGGATATCGACAAGGTTATGAAGATATGTGCTAACAGCGAAAATGAAATGGAGGACAAAGGATGATCAGGTTGCTTGGAGATCTAATCGGTCAGATCATGTTTTTAAGTGTGGCCTTGATGTTGGGTTTCTGTTTAATATTTTTTATGGTTGGCCTCATTCTATGGGTGATTGAGAAAATACAAGGACTATTCAAATGAGAAGAGGATCGAAAGTAGTTTGCATTGACGATAACTTCCCAAAGGAAGTAGTTAATTTTTATACACACCTGCCAGTAAAGAATGCCCAGTATATGGTGCGTGACGTGGGTGTGGGGGTCGGATGGAACGGAGACCCCGAGATTGTTGTTTATCTAAAAGACATGCCAAACCCAAACTCGTCTACACCACCATACCCTGAACGAGGATTCAACCAAGAGAGGTTCAGGGAAATCGAGGAACCACCGCTGGAGGCGGAGGAAATCGAGGTGGAGGATGAGTTGTGCGTGTGAGGCATTTAGTCGGGGCCTTTATCATCTGGTCGGTGCCGGTTAGCGCGGCCAATCTAATGTGGGAAGTCGAACCTCCAAAGGTGATGCTTGTACGTATTACTGCTTACTGGTGTGGCCAAGATGCATGGACGAGCAAGATGCAATCCTCTACAGGACGCAAACTTGTTTCTGGAAAATCCTGTGCGGTTGACCCGTACGTAATTCCGTACGGTTCATACGTCACGATCAAGGAGACCGGAAAAGTTGTGCGGGCAATAGATACCGGGACAGCAGTCGTCAACAGGAAAAGCGAATGGTCAAAACCCAAGAAAAAAAGACTTCCCGTAATCGATCTTTTCTTTAGAACACAAACAGAAGCAGAACGCGAGATCGCCAAGATAGGCAGATATGCCGAAGTGGAAATCCGCAAACAGGAGAACAAATGAAATACGATATAGAATGGATGATTGAAACATTAGAAAGAAGTAAGACAATGCTGGCTAAACTGAGAGATGATTGTGATACGCATGCTGGTGCAGCAATCTTTAGAGCAACCATCTGCCAAATCGACGCGGCAAAGTTGATGGCAAAATGTATCCAGAAGGATTTAGAAGATGAGCCAGCAAAATGATTTTAGAGCGCCAAGTATCAACGAGGTTGCGAACGAAACTTTTTGCACCGTCACCCGCATCATGGAGAAAGGTTCGGACAAAAGTACTTTTGGCCAATGGTTCTTCGATGATAGCATCCGCTATAACGCAGATCGTGCAATTTCCCACATATGCCAGTCACTTATGCAACTCGATGGCAACCGGCCTAATCCGGACGCTCTCGGGGAAGATAGGGTAGCTCATATGGAAAGAGCTTTGGTTCGTTGTGCATTCCTTCTATTCAAAATGAAAAGAGGGAAACTTCAATGAGCGATGACTTTGGCCCATCACAAAAACGTGAAAGCGTACGTATGGGTGTCTCTGGCCATAGCAGGGAACTGACTATGGCGGAAATAGCCAAGTTCAATAAAGGCATGAATGATTTCTTTAAACGCCGAGGTATGCACTATGGAGATGGTTTCCGAGGCATCATTGGTAGCGAAGTCAAACACGCCAGAAAGCGTAGACAGGCAGCTGAAGAAAAAGCTGGACAGATAAAAGATTCGAGCCCAACATTGAAAACTCGAAAGGTAAAAAAGAAATGAATGAAGTAATCAAAGCCTTAAAGTTATTAGTTCGTGGGAGATTATATCTTCTGCCGATTGATTTGCAGGAGGAAACAGGTTTGCGGTTTAATACTGACAAATCAGTAACCTTCATGTATCCAGATCAAAAGTATCTCAACCAAGCAAAAGATAGCACAATGTCAGCAGTTATCTTCGGCTTCTACGCCCTGCACTGTATGCAGGACGTGGATAAAAAACACTTTGAAAAATGGTTGAAGAAGTCAGTAAAACCAAAGAAAGGTAAAAACAAATGACAACAGTAATGATTCAATGCAAGTACGACAAAGAAGGTAAGGGAATGGATTTTGAGATCCGAATGTCCCAAGACGAAAACGTTTGTAACGAAGAGAAGTCCGCGGCAATGTTCTTGTTGCCGTACGTCCAGAAGGCTCTCGAACTCGGCATGGAAGACGCCAACAAAAAGCTTGGCGGTCAGATTGTCGAGAAGCCAGCCGAAGGCGAGATCGCAACATCTCTTGACGGTGGCCCTGCCATCGTGACGCTGGACTAATATGCTCTTCATCTTGGTTGGTCTAGGGTCGTCGGTTATTGGCTGGATCGTTGGGTACACCATAGGAACCAACGCTGAAAGAAATAGTTGGATACGACAGATCAGGCAGGAAGAAGAATTGAGACATTTGTCTCAAGGCAATGCTTTTTGGCAGAAATAAAACTTGGGTTATGTCTCTTCATTGTGGCCGTATCATCTGCGGTGCCCCCTGGAGCCATAGCCCTATCAGTAGGGGGCAACCTTTTACCGTAGCGGTCCCGACGACGGAACAGATGAATCGGGCAAAATTTTATGTACCACAAAACAGCAGAACAATTAGCAAAAGAATTTGTAGTAATTCCTGACCCACGATTGGACGAAGCGGCAAAATCAGCAAAACTGATTGTCGAAGAGTTTGGTCCAGTTGAGGTTATTGATAACCACGTAAAGGCCCATATGGCCTTAGGTAAAATTTTAGAAGACGTGGACAGAACAGACACGCAGGGAATTTCAGCTTGCCTTGCCGTAATGGCGTTCATAGAAGAAGTGATGGCCAACGCAATCATCGGTGAAGACAGGATCACCATTATCAAAATCAAATGAATACCTACGCCATAGATTTTGAAACATACTACGACAAAGAAACGTCGATCACGACGCTGGGTACTTGGCATTATCTACGCCACGAAAAAGCAGATATCTACATGGTCGCCATCAAAGGACCTGGAGTCGAATACGTTGGGCACCCTAAGAACGCACCATGGGATAAGATCGATGGTCATCGTTGGGTCGCTCATAACTACGCATTCGACGGATCGTGTATCGAACGTCTGCATGAGCTAGGGATTACCAAGGCGAAGCCAAAGGAATTCTTCTGCACAGCTAACCTGTCTGCTTACATGGGTGCTCCTCGTAATCTGGCTGGGGCTTCTAAACAACTCCTCGGCATCGACATGTCGAAAGATCCTCGCTCGGCTATGAAGGGCAAGACTTGGAATGAAGTTAAGGACACAGAGCAGGGTACGGCGTTTAAACTCTACGCAGCGAAGGACGCTCAGCATTGCTTGGATCTCTACGAGACTTTCGGTAATCGCATGTCTGCTGTGGAAAAATTTTTATCAAAGCACACCATCGAGGCTGGGTGGCATGGCATCAATGTTAACACCGAGATGGTCGACAAGGGGCTGAACGCCCTCGATTGGATTCGCATCAAAGCAATCGAGCATATGCCATGGAAGACTGACGGGGACTACACCAGCGACGTCTTGTCCGTGACTGGGCTAGCCAAAGCTTGCCGTGAGGCTGGCATCGAAGTACCCCCATCTACTTCCGAGGACGACCCCGGCTGTCAGCTATGGGAGGAAACCTATGGTGAGAAGTTCCCTTGGGTCGGGGCTATGCGGGACTGGCGTAAGGCAAACATGCTCTTGCAGAAGATGCACATGCTTCATCGTCGTAGGAGACCTGACGGGACTATGCCTTTCGGGCTAAAGTACTTTGGTGCCCATACCGGCAGGTGGTCAGGGGATAGCAAGTTTAACCTCCAGAACCTACCAAGGGACCCATGCTTCGGGGTAGACCTACGGGCTTGCCTCATCCCTAGGGCTGGTAAGAAGTTCATTATCTCAGACTTGTCCCAGATCGAGCCAAGGGTACTGGCATGGCTCGCGGGCAATACGGCCCTCCTTGAGGCTGTAGGGAACGGCTATGGCATCTACGAAGCTTTCGCCATCTCGACGGGGATGTGGAAGGGTGAGAAGGATACCTTCAAGAAATCCAAGGAACTCTATGCCCTAGCTAAAGCACAGGTCTTGGGACTGGGCTACGGTTGCGGTTCCAAGAAGTTCGTCTTGATCGCCAAGCTCATGGCTGGCCTCACAATCACCGAGGCAAGGAGCAGGGAGCTGGTAGACGACTACCGCCGTAAAAATTTCAAAGTGGTGGAGCTATGGAGCAAGCTGGAGCGAGGGCTCCGGGAATCCAAAGGCGAAGACTACCACGTCGAGCTTCCATCCGGTCGGGCGCAAAAGTATTGGGATGTCACGCCCCAAATGGGCAAGCATGGCAAACCAGACTGGAGAGCCTCGCTGGAATTGGGAGGACCGAAATATCCGCTTTACGGCGGACGGCTATGTGAGAATCTAGTTCAGGCAACGGCGAGGGACGTGTTCGCAGAATGTGTCCAACGCCTAGAAAACCAAGGGCTTCGTGTTCTGTTTCACGTCCACGACGAAGTTATCCTTGAAGTTGATAAGGACGTGAAATGTAAGGACGTAGACCACATTATGAGTACCACACCAGAATGGCTACCGGGCTGTCCCATTGGTAGCGAATCCAAAGAAGCGGAGTGTTACGAGAAATGAAAACAACTCTTTTCTCACTCCCTAACCTATCGAGCGGAAACATCGTTCCCGTCAAACCTTGGGAGATCAAGGAATGGCCGAAGTTTCCGAAAACAAAAGATGCTTTCAAAGACTGGGTATCCGCAGATACCACCGAGGGATATTTTGTTTCTGGCTACGAGGGCGTTAACCCTCATGGCCGTGTAAACAAATCCAATGCTCCGTGGAAAATGCACGGACTGATTGCGGACTACGACGCAGTCGTCACACGCGAAGAAATTGTTGATGGTCTCGCACGGAGAACACGCACGGGTTTCAAACCAATGTTCGCCCACAGGACGGTCAGCGGAAACTGCCGTGTGATTTGGATGTTCGAAGAACCCATCGCCATTCTTCCAGGAGTGATGAAGGAGTTCCTCGGATTACTAATAAAAGAAACCAATGCTAAAAATCTTTTCCCCGGACTAGACGATAACATCCAACGTCCCGAACAATATTACTGCTGGATGCCACCAGCGATTCCGTTCAGCGAAGTACCGATCAAATCCACAGCGATCCACAACATCCTCGGACAAGCGGTTGAGAAAGCCCGCAAGTATCGCGGAGAAGGTGACGCTGCAATCCCGCTCGATAAAGTATTCGAGAGATTGCAAGCAACCTATCCAGGAAAGTGGATGGGACCGTTTGAAGTCGGAGCCCGAGGCCCTGCGTTCTGGAATCCAGAATCCGTAAACCCAACCGCGGCAATCGTCACCGAGACGGGCATGGTTGCCTTTTCTCAAGAGCGTAGCTTCTACAACTGGGCAGACCTATTCGGTTCCAACTGGGTACGGGAGTTCCAAGAGGATCAATACGGTGGTGCCATCTCTAGTTTCTGGTTCGACGGCAAGTATTACTGGCGTCGGGACCTAGAAGGTAAGTGGAGGTCTACGGAGTCTGGGGTAGCTAAGCAGGATATCATTGGCTCTTTTGGGCTATCCGGAGCACCCGATCTACGGGGTACCCTATCCCAAGCAGATGAGGCGATGCGCCGTATACGTGATTCTCGCATCATAGATGCCCCTATTCCTTGTCTTTATGACCCAAGAGAGGTCCTGGTGCAGAACGGGCGTAGGGTGCTCAACATCTCCCGCCTACGCATCGTACAGCCGGCGGAGGGTAGTCACGCTTGGGGAGAGGGCTTTCCTTGGATAGCCAACTTCCTAGACCGTGCCCTAGACCCCCACGACTCCCTTACCTACCTGATGGCATGGCTTAAGAGATTCTACTGCTCTGCATTAGAAGGTCGCCTCGTACCCGGTCAGGCAGTTTTCATAGCGGGACCCGTCGGGAAAGGTAAAACTCTCTTCGGATCACGCATTGTAGCTAGCCTCATGGGGGGAGGTAGCGACGCATCGGATTACCTCGTCAATGGTTCGTCGTTCAACGCCGAGCTATTTGAAGTCGCAGTATGGAACGTCGACGACTCATCCTCCGCCAACTCCATCGAGTCGCACAAGAAGTTTAGCCAGATGATCAAGAAGGGTGTCGCCAATACTCGTCATGCATATCACAGGAAGTTCCATGATGCTCAGACCGTGGATTGGATGGGGCGGATCATCGATACTCTCAACGACGACCCTGAATCCATTCAGGCGATTCCGCACACGGACGGTTCGATCCTCGATAAGATTAGTCTATTCAAGTTCAAGGATCACGGCATTGAGTTCCCCAGCCACGCGGACTTGGAGGCGACCCTCAATCAGGAGATCCCCCACTTCGCAGCATGGTTGGTAAGCTGGACACCTCCGCAAGAAACAAAAGGTTCGGAACGGTACGGTGTGAAATCCTACCATCATCCGATACTATTACAGGAATCCAGATCATCGTCCGGCTCGCACGAGTTCTCGGAGTTCTTGGACTTGTACCTAAAGCAGTACGCCAAGGATCATCCAGACTACGAGGAGTGGTCCGGTACAGCGACGGAACTACTATTGGGTTTCCAGAACGATGCGAGTCTCCGCGACTCCGTGAAGATGTTTATCCACGGGGCTCGGGCACTTGGAAGAATGTTGGCGAACCTCTCATCCACGGATGAGAGACTGAAACGAAGGATCGTGCGTGGTACCACGATCTGGAAGATCAGTCTTAAACCACATGAAGAGGTCTAGTCACGTGACCACCCAAGGTTCTATCCCGAAGGTGAGTCATCTCCAAGAACACGACGAACTGTTCTGGAAGGTTATGGACGACGGGCTTCAGGGCCCTTTCGAGATTGTGAACGTGGACGCCCACTCCGACTTAGCCATGTTCAACGGCTACCTCGACATCGGCAACTTCATATCGAAGATGGTGGATCTAGGATTCGTGGACCGTGCATTGTGGGTTAAGGATCGTAGCTCGATGGATTTCATGGATGGGGTCTACAGCTTCTCGATTGGCAAGACGGGTCAGGGAATCAAGCTGGGCTCATCGTTGTCCGTGCCATTCTACTTTCTCAATGAGGATTATGCACCGAGGAATACGTTGGTGGATGCAAAGGATCTTTCCCTGACAGTCGTAACGGATCTATCCACGCCAGTCTTCAGCGACAACAAATGGATTCTATCGATAGACTACGATTACTTCTCTTGCCAGAATCCCAATGCCAATGACCTCGCGGAACTGATCAAAGCAATCGGGGCTGAGACAATAGGTACGCTCTACACCAAGGGGTCGACGATCCGGACTCTCGTGGAGTGGAAAGAGTTCAGGGCCGAGATCGACAAGTTGGCTCCTGGGGTGTTCGCTGCGATTACGAAATGTCTGCTTCCGAGTTTTTCATATAGCACGGAGGACATAATGGGGAGGGTTGTTCAACTAAGCTCCTTCATCCACAAGAGCAGGGATATCAGGAACTGCCTTGGGATCTACCTGATCGATTCAATGTCTTCGGGATTTACCGAACCAGGCAAGTACGAAACAATCGACCGGTGCGTCAAAGCTTGGATTGGGTCATTGTTGAGATAAACGATTCCATGTAGATAGGGGGAGTGAAGATCCTTTTCCATTCCAACTGCCACGGCGAGGGGCTGGCCAACTTCTTCACGTACTCCAAGGACGCCGGCAAGTTCCAGACTAGGGTCATACGGACTTACATGTTGGACTTAGGACTTACCAGTCGGGAGGAAGAACTCGATTCGCTGCAATGGGCAGATTATGTGTTCTACCACGAGCATATGGGAAGGAAGCCAGGAGACGAATCAAAACCCGTAAAGCCGGGAACAATTCTCACACCCATGTCGGTTATGTACAACTCGGGCTACTACTTGAGTCTTGGGACCGAAGAGGATTGGCAAATCGTCTACGACTATGCGGACAAGAACGGAATAGATCAGGCCGTGGACTATGCAGTCTACGGGGCGGATGTTGGGTTTACTAGGCGATGGAATCACAACTTCGAGAAGATGAAGTCAAAGGAGATCCGAGAAAACGTTCCGGAGAGCATGTGGTTATCCAAGGCCATCGAACCATTGTGGAAGACAGAGCAACAGACGATCACGATGAATCACCCGACAAGTACGGTGTTCTTCGATTGGGCCAACCTTCTCTTGGGGCATTTGAACTTCGCCAAGATTGATATGGGGTTTAGAGATCAATGCCGTACCAATCTAAATATAGCCAACCTTCCATGCGAGGACTGGATCTGCCAAGGGGTAAAGGAGGTGTTCGGGTTATCCTATGGCGGAGGTGAGCTTAACAACTCCAACTGTGCCAACTTGGCTAAGAACAAACTAACGTCTCGTCATCAACAACGCGATAATCCAGCAGCCAAGTAGAATCAGGAAGGCCGGGAGAATCATCGTGGACATCGATGTACCGCCGGCGTATATTACGGTCAAGATGATCAAGAGATTCCAGTTCGCGGTGTCATACCTATACTATTGGATCGGAGACCTTACATCCAGGACTCCATGGTTCGGATGGGATCCTTGGTCATGGAAGGTCTATAAGTTCTGCATGGAGGAGTCCTTAAAGCTGGATGTGGATTGTAGGATCTGGAAAGCCGTTGAGCCTAAAGGAGTTACAAAGGCGAAAAGACGGAAACGTAAGTCCTTGATAGTCAAGGGCCAAAAAGTGGTGGATTAAGAAAAGGTGGTGGATTAGGGTTTTGGTTGTAAGTCGTTCATGGCGAAGGGAAGATTGAGGGTGGTGGATCAAGGAGGGGATTTTTAATATCACTGCTATACAATATACACGGCCCAATTAATATTCTAATAATATATACCTATAATATAATAGAATATATAATACACCATATACACCACTACACAAGAAAATCAACGACTTAGGGGGTGGGTTGATCATTCCGGGGTGGATTAAGATAATCCACCACATGCCCAAAATGGGGGTACATTTTACGGTTTTGTACGTAATAGGGGGGTTTTTTACTACAAAGGGGATAAAAAATAAATTAAATTTTTCACATCCCTGTACGATAGAAATTGTTTGGAAAAAGGAGGGGTAGGATTAGGGAGTCCCCTAGTGTAAGTACCTAATAGATAATGAGTTACATAAGGATGCTTATGTAAGTCGTTGATAATCAAACACTTCCGCCTGGCTTTCGTACTCAATAATCATTCCCCGCCTTTTCCGTATAACTTGTAGAGGATAATATGTAAAACGAAAAACTAAACTAAACGATCAGGGAGACCCTCTTGAGACAGGGATATAAAGAAAAGTAGCTACGCTCCCTTGACTAGCCGAAAGGTGTAAGTCTTTAATCCGCCAATGTCACTATGGGTGACTAATCCGCCAGAGAGACGAAGTACCCCGCAAGGGGATTGTGAGTTTTGGGAATGCGTCAATTCGAGTCTCGGAAGTTCAGCACACGGGAACGGGCAACTTGGGAATCTATCTCGAAAGACTATCAGTCGCGGTCAATTAGAGACGATGTTTGCTCCCCGATTAATCTGAACGAAGATGAGGAACGCCGATAATCTCAAAACTGGATGAGCGTGCTTAAGCGGTAACATTCAAACGAATGATGGTGCAATCGACCATCAAACTAACGGGAGCTAATTCCCGATCTGTATTGACGCTGATCCTTCCTTGTAAATGCAAGGAACGATGCATACCGAATCCAGGTCGGGGGTTGGCATCTACTCATCCGATAGGGTGGGTAGATTTACAACTAACCAAAAGGAGATACACACAATGCAACTAGCAACAATCAGCGATCGGAAGATCGCAATTCGGGAATACAAAAACAGCACAGCCACGACGGACAAGCGTCTGTCTTTCAAGGAATTCGGACAGGCGTTCGGACTTGAAATGGGTGGTGCGGAACACCGTGCCGAGTTTTCTCGGTACTGTGCCTCTCGCAACGCCGAAGCTGTGGCTTTCGTTGAGAAAGCTCGCTCCAATGGTCTGTCGCTCTCGAATAGTGTCGAGACGGTGGACAAGGAAGGCAATCTTGTGGGAGTGCGTATCGCATTCTCCAAGGCCAAGACTCCCAAGGAGAAAGCTCCCAAGCTCAAGGATGCCGACATCCTCAAGGCTCTGTCCAGTCTGCCCAAGGCGGACTTGGATGCGATCCTTGCCAAGCTGAACAGCTAAAGACCAAGGGTTATCGGTCAGCGGGGCAGACTCATCATCTGCCTCGCCACCGCTAACAGGCGGAGAAAGCAGGTGGAATGAATATCAGGCAATACACAGGCGGGTGGAAGCGGGACAATATCCGCTCAATCTGTAAGGAATTATCGCTTGGCCATAGACGCAAGCCACGAGTGATCGGTGGAAGATCCAGGATTACCAGGCGTGGGCAGCGACTGGCAAACGGGGACATCTTGTGGAGGGATTGTGTGACGGGACAACTCTCAATCGAGAGGGCTGATTCAAAAGTCGCACAATAGATGATGTATTAACTTGCGTAGCAACTGCTTAACTATCAGTAACTTGCGTATTTTCTACGGAAGTCTCTGATTGTAAAGCGGATGCGTCCACACTTATAAGTGAGGATATTCTGCGGACGGGGTTATATGATGGGCGTTCGGGGATTAGAATGTCGGGTTTAACTTCTTCAGCTAACACTTCGACACTCTCAACCTTACGCTCCTCAACCTGCGGTGCATAATCTACCTTTAACAAGTTAAGATTAAGGGTGGTGGACTGAGAACCGTGGACTGTGGATTCTAATCCGTAGGCTCGAACGGCAATCTTATCCACCTTTCCTAATGCGTCGAAGTGTTGGGAGACTTCGGGGCGGGTGGTGGGCAGATTGTCGTCAAGAACGCCCATCCCAGCTTCGATGTGCTTTATCAGCCTTTGTTGATAGGCAGTACCCGCATTAGCCACCATCTGAGCCCGCTCTTGGGTCACTATGACCTCTTTTTGAGCCCGAAGTGCATCCTTTTGAACCTTCCATTGACCCCTTTTAATCCTTGTTCGAAGTGATTGAATGTTAAGGTTATATGTGTGGGCTATTGCATCGGGCTTCATTCCCATAGTGTATAAACCTTCTATGGCTTTCCAATCTACATCCAACTTCTTGGGCACAAGCACTATATAACCAACTGAAAGGAGAACACAATGCTTAAACAAAAATGGTTTGTCGTTCGCAATAACTATATTGTGAAGAGCTTCGATAATCTCGAACGGGCTGAATCTTTCTTGAAAGAGAAAGGTTGGAGCGAAGATCGGGACGATGTATCCATAGTCCGCCTTGATCGGTGAACGGTGAATAGTCCTAAACCCTAGGACTATACACCCTTCATCGGATGATGTTGGGATAACATACAACAACCAATAATAGAAAGAGGTACATAATGAAAGTGATAGCTCAAACCAATAATCTCGGAGTGGTATCGTATACCGCCCGATTGAAGAATGGATACGAGGGAACGCCCGCAAGGCTTCCCAACTTCGCCAAAGCTCAAGCGATGCACGAGTACAACAAAGACCTGCGGATGGTCAATGCCCGTGCCTCGGACTTCGGAGTGAAGATTCGGTACGAGATGCCGACACAAGCCGAGCTGGATAAGCTGTCCGTCACATGGACGCCAGGGTCGTAACCTATCCAGCTTTCCCGATAGGTTATAGAAAGGCGGTGAGACTCCCCGATGTCGAAAGGTATCGGGGGTCTCTCGTCTTTGACCATAAAACGGGAGGCACGATACAACTGTTCAGAAATCCCGAGGATTTTGAACGGCACAAGAAGATCACCAATCGTAAAGGCCAGCAATCCATCCTGCGGAATGTTCTTTTCGCAGGTGGGCGGGCTGTGTAGTTATAGACAACCTTGAAAGGAGGTTATATGGAACAAGATATTATGCTTAACCCAATGGAGCGTCCCCAAGAGTGGGACAAACTAACGGGCAGACGGGACAGCGTGGATGTGAAGTGCATCCGAGGAATCAATGGCGATGTAGCACGGAAATCTAAGAGGTTTCATCGTGCCTGCGAAGCCATCATCGAAGCAGTCGTGGAGAAGCGGTATCATCGGACTCGGTTCGAGAACCGCAACTCCAACATCCAAGTAGGCAGGCGTAAATGACCTTTGAGAATGCGATATTCCTGGCACTCGTGTTCTGGAAGATCGGTCAATGGGTCGTTCCGTGCATCCTACTAAGCTTCGGAGCAGTTTGGTTATTAAAGAAAGGAGGAGTTGATCTATGAGTGAAGCAGTATTCAAAGTCGAGGTGAAGGTGGGAGGCGATGCTTTCCAGCCCACACCTTGGCCAGAGTTGGCGAGAATCTTCCAAGGTCTCGTCAACGATATGCACAAAGAGTTCGTATGCGTTACGCTCAAAGACAGCAACGGAAATACAGTCGGAGCAACCGACTTTACTGATGCTGGAATTGAACAACGCATCGTGACTGTGCCCAAGAAGAAGGGCAAGCGATGAGTAAGACAAAGTTCGACAAGGCGATGGACGAGAACCAAGAGACACTCTATCCCGTCCTCGTTGAATTCATAAAGGAGACCAATGAAAACAACACCAATGACAATCCGAAAAGGTGACCTCGTCTGGTGGCGGGGTTCGTTCGGGACTGATGGCTGGAAGCAGACCAAGGTAGTGAACATCGACAAGTGCCCAGACGGCGGGAAGTATGGAGACCCCGTGGAATCCATACCCGTGGCCGAGAAGAGTGGTTGCGTGTTCGACCTAGCGTCTGGCAACTGGGCATACGGCTATCAGATTGAACCAGTAGCCCAGCAAATGGAGTTTGATATATGACTTGGGAGAATGATGTAGAGACAGAGTTCAAACATAACGGCCAAGAGTATTGTGTATCCGCTGATGTCGTTGTCACTCTCGAGAAGGAGGACATCGGCCCAGTTAGATATCACGATCACTACGAGTCGTATGTTACCCAAGATGTCGAGATCAATAACCTTATGGTGGGAGACTTCGACGGGGCTATCCCCGAAGATATCAAACTCGCCGCGGAGGAGGCCATTAGTGAAGTGGCGTCTCGTCGAGCTGAAGAAGCTATGGGCTAACAGATTTCCCCGCCGTTAGGTGGGGTACACCAACCAATAAAAGGAGGAACATATGAGCAAACTAATATACACAGCGGAACAAGTGGACTTGTTCGGCGAGTACAACCAGACCAAGTTGAATGCGGACAAGCTCCGAGAGAGCATCATGCCCGTATTCAAGACGGCACTTGAGCAACGGGGAGTGACACACTTCCAGGGAATCAAGTGGCAGATCACGGCCAGCCAAGGCTCGAGGTCTGACATCTCAATGACCAAGCTAATCGGAGAACTCAAGGCTCGTGGTATCCAAGATGCAGAGTCCTTGGTGAGCGAGTGCAAGGTGGAGAAGACTTTCCCCAAGTTCTTATCCAGCTTAATCCCGACACTCGGATGAGTAAGGGAGTAAAGGTACACGATGCCGTGAGGAAATGGGATGCGTATGCCTTGTTCGATAAGGACAATGTGCTTGCGTGTGACTATTTGTTCACGAGAATCGAAGACGCTGAACCCATCAAGAATCATCTGATCGGGTTCGGAGACTCTGACTCGGTATCAATCTGGAATGTAACCCTAACAAGAAAGGATAAAGTGAATGATCACAACGCAGTCAAGGTTTAACCCCGTGGCGAAGACCCTTGGCAAGCGAGCACAGTTCACAGTCAACCTAGCCAATCGTGCCCACATTATGGGCATCTTGTCTGGTCTGTATGCCGACCCAATCAAGGCGGTAATCCGTGAGCTGTCCGTCAATGCCAACGAATCCCACAAGGCAAGCGGGAACAAGTCACCCATCAAGGTGACATTCCCCAGCACATCGGGCCCGACCTTCATCATCAAGGATGAGGGCTTGGGTCTGGACATCGACGAGTTCGGCAAGCTAATGGCAAGCTATGGCTCGTCTGGTGAATACAAATCCACGAGCAACGAGTATACTGGTGGCTTCGGGCTGGGCTGTAAGGCACCTGCCGCGTACACCGACCAATGGACTATCACCTGCATCAAGGGTGGTAAGAAGTGGGTACTCGTATGCTTCAAGGATGAGTTCGGTGTGCCATCCTTCGATACCTTGGAAGAGTCCGAGACGGACGAACCCAATGGCGTCGAGGTCAAGCTACCCGTCAAGGCCAACGATGTGGAGCGGTTCAGAAGTACCGCAGTCGAGGTGTTCAATGTCTTCCGTGTTAAACCCACGGTGAGCAATGCAACAGCCGACGAGTACAAGGAGATCAACCAAGAACCCGAGCATGTGGTTCTCAAGGAAGATAACTGGCAGATGACAGACCCCAACGAGAAGACCCACTCCTATGTTGTGATGGGAGATGTGAAGTATCCGATCAACTACAACTCGTTCAAGTTGCCCGATGATCTGGCAGTAGCCACGAATCTGGGCATCACCTTCGACATCGAGGTTGGAGGATTGCAAGTTGCACCAAGCCGTGAGGCTCTGATGTACACGCCAATGACCGTCAAGCGATTGACTGCCGAGGTTAAGAAGGTGGTCGATGGCTTGGCACGGGTCGTTGAGCAACGCATCCAGAACGCACCGACTTGGTGGGATGCTTGCATCGAGGCCAACATCTTCAAGAGTCGGCACTACCATCACGATAGTCGGATGGAGAACCTGCTCAAGAAGATCAAGAACAAGGTGCTATGGAAGGGACAGAAGGTTGACGGCATCATCGAACTGCCGATGGTCACGAGGGATGGGTCGAAGGTGGTACACCCCGACTTGTCCGTGACACTCTGCGGTTGGCGTAACTGGGGTAAGAACAGACTCCGCCAGGAATCTCCTCACTCCATAATGGTCAACCGATATGTCGAAGTCTATCTTGTCCCCGACAAGAAGAACTTCCGTACTGGCAGACTCAAGTTCGCCTATGCCAACGGCCACATCAAGGAGAACGCAACTGTCTATGTGATCACCTGTAAGGAGGATTGGGATGATCTGTGCAAGACCCACAAGGAGCTAGCCAAGATCAAGTATGTGGACTACCACACATTGCCCGAGCCTCCAGTCAATACGGTCGGTGGCGGTCAGTCCTACGACAAGAATGCCAAGCACACCAAGGGCAAGACATTCGAGTTGGATATGGACTTGGCTGGACACGCAAGCAAGTCGTCCGATCATTGGAAGCTAGTCGATGGAGAATACACCGACGATGATTGGTGGATTGAGATAGAAAAGTTTGAGCCGACAACTCCTGTCCTCGATAACCGCCAGCTTAAGAAGTTGGTACAAGAGTTGACACTAGCCAAGCTATTCAAGGGTAGAATCCTAGCCAAGAAGAAAGGCGAGAAGCTACCCGACGATGGCTCTTGGTTTGATACTGCGTTGCAGAATGCTATGACCCGTATGTTCAAGGACAACCAAGCCTTGGGCGAACTGGTCTGGCGTCGGCTCGAGTTCAACTTGTGCAACGGCGAAGAGCGTAACATCTTCGACGGCTACGCTTGGATGAATGACGACCATTGGAAGGACGGCGACTTGCCTAAAGCAATCCGTGCATCCAATCTGCCAGATCAACACCCAGCCAAGAAGATGGTTGAGTTGTTGTCCTTCAAGTACACCAGCCAAGTGATAAGCCTAGCTCATCTCATCCAGCAACCCGAAAGGTATGGACTGAAAGAGCTAATGAGTAAGAAGACAATCGACTCATACAAACCAGACGACGATCTCACAGTCAAGCATCACTCCGATGTCTTGCTCCGAGGTTGGCCGATGGTTCGTTGGGCTACGCTTAGTCGTAGCCATTGGAACAACGATACCCAATGGCTCAAGAAGAATAAGACTTCACCCACAGAAACTTTGATCTCCTATATGGGGATCATTCAGAGAAACAAATAAAAGAAAGAGAGGATAGACAATGACATACATCATCACCAATGAGAGTATCACGGTGGTCGCCAACGGCCAGTCGTATACTCTATCCGCAACCCATGGCAACTTCAACGCTGTCTTGGATGCGATTCGGGCAGGTGCTCCCGAAGCAGAAGTCATCGAGCTCATCAACCCTCGCATCGCATTGACCAAGTATCTTGGTGGTGCGTTCGAAGTGTCCGAGAACTCGGTGAAGTACAACGGCGAAGAAGTACACGGCGTACTTGTTCAGCGTATCCTCGAATGCCATCGCAACGGATTGCCACTCGACCCGTTGCTTCGGTTCTTCGAGAACTTGGAACGGAACGACAGTCGTCGTGCCCGCACCGAGCTGTACACATTCCTTGCCCACGGACATATGCCGATCACCCCAGACGGGTGCTTCTTGGCATACAAGTCCCTGCGTGGTGACTACACAGATCATCACACGGGCAAGTTCTCCAACCGAGTAGGCTCAACCCTACGGATGGAGCGACGCAAGGTATGCGACGACGCTGGCATCGGATGCTCTTACGGCTTCCACGCTGGCTCGTTAGAATACGCTCAGTCGTTCGGAAGCGGGGACAAACGCATCGTGATCGTCAAGATCAACCCCGCTGATGTCGTAAGCGTCCCGACAGATTGCGAATGCCAGAAGCTTCGCACCTGTCAGTACGAGGTCGTCGATGAGTTCAATGGTGCTCTTCGGAATACCATTGCCAACGATGGCAGATTGTACAATGACGAAGACGAATACGGGAGCGGTGATTCCGTCTCCGTAAGTAACAACGACAAGATCGAGGAAGCCCTTGAGGGTATCCGCAACATCTTGTTCGACCTCGCTAACCGATAACATAACCCGAGCCCCGTCGTGGCAACTCCACGGCGGGGTTCATATTCTTGAAAGGAATACCAATGAAACTATTACCCATCGCCGTTAAATCTGGAGGACTGGCGAAGCTCCTCAACAATCACATCATCGTCGACCAAGTCCTACCTTCCAAGACAGCGACGGATGATTTCCCCAACAACAAAGTAACTGTCCGCCAGCTAGCGTGGCAACCAGATTACAAATCCATCCGTCTTACCTACAAGACGGTAAAGAAAATAGTACACGGACCTGGAGACATCTACGACTCGATAAGGAAGTGGCACACGGACATTACATACAAGGAGAACGGATGGAGAATGGCACCCGCCTTATCCAACGGTACCTTGAGCTTCGAAGATTACTCTAACTACATCGGCACCACTCAGTATCTATCTGAAGTTATCCGTAGTATCGCAGACAACATCACACCCCAAACATTCCAGCAATGGAAAGAAAGGTTCATCAATGCTTAAGTTCAATAGAGGTAACGCCAAGCTTGGCAACGACATCTTCACCTTCAGTCTTCCCGCAGGTTACGCCTGCCCCGGCGCGAAGGATTGTTTGTCCCGAGCTGGTCGACACGGAAGCGGAATTCAAGACGGATTAGAAACCAAGTTCAGATGCTTTGCCGCATCGGACGAAGTCCAATACAAGAACGTCCGCGAACAACGCTGGTACAACTTCGACTTGCTCAAGGGCAAGACGACCGAGCAGATGACACAACTGATCGAGGCTAGCCTCCCCAAGAAGGCCAACCTCATCCGTGTCCACGTCAGCGGGGACTTCTTCAACGAGTCCTACTTCGATGCTTGGATGGAAGTCGCACGGAAGAATCCGTTGCGTACCTTCTATGCCTACACCAAGAGCCTGCATCTGTGGGTGAGTAAGCTGGGTGAGATACCCAAGAACTTCGCCCTCAATGCTAGCCGTGGCGGTATCCACGACTGGCTGATCGACGCCCACAATCTTAAGTCTGCCGAGGTTGTGTTCAGTCACGAGGAAGCGAAGATCAAGGGACTGGAGATCGACCACGATGACAGCCACGCTTACAAGTCTGGCAAGTCGTTCGGTCTTCTCATCCACGGTGTACAACCCGCAGGGAGCTATGCATCGAAAGCCTTGTCAGCCCTACGAAAATTAGGCTGGACGGGTTACAACAAAAAGAATAAGAAAGGAAGCTAATAATGAAAGTACTTATCGCTTGCGAGTATTCTGGTACGGTTCGGGATGCGTTCATCGCAAGAGGACACGACGCCATGTCGTGCGATCTTCTCCCGACCGATAAGAAAGGACCGCACTACCAAGGTAGTGTGTTCGACATCATCAATGATGGATGGGACTTGATGGTCGCCCATCCACCCTGCACTTACCTGTGTAACTCGGGTGTGTGCTGGCTATACAAACAGCAGGATAGGTTCGACAAGATGCGGGCTGGTGCTGAGTTCTTCAAGCAGTTGCTTGAGGCCGACATCCCCCACATCGCCGTCGAGAATCCTATCATGCACAAGTACGCCAAGGATATCGTTGGCCGTGGCCCCGACCAGATCATCCAGCCTTGGATGTTCGGCCACAAGGAGAAGAAAGGTACTGGCTTGTGGCTCAAGGGATTGCCCAAGCTTGTCCCAACCACCGACCTCAAGGAAGAAACCGATGCGTTGCCCATTGCAGTCCAGCAACGGATTCATTGGCAAGCACCAGGAAAAGATCGCTGGAAGGTTCGAAGTACAACCTTCAAGGGAATCGCCAAAGCTATGGCAAAGCAATGGGGAATCATTGACGAAGACCCGCTCATCAAGCGGGTCATCCAACTTACTGGAATGGCTAGGGTTTAATAAAGAAAGGAGAACATATGAAAGTATTAGTAGCATGCGAGTACTCCGGTACCGTCCGTGATGCTTTCATTGCTCAAGGCCATCAGGCTATGAGCTGTGATATCATACCCACGGATGTCCCCGGCCAGCATTACCAAGGTGACGTAAGGAAGGTACTCGACGGTGGTTGGGACTTAATGATTGCCCATCCCCCTTGTACCTACTTGTCCAATGCAGGGGCTAGGTTCCTGTATCCAAAGGGTAGGTTGAACAGGGCTAGACTCAAGCTGGGTATGGAAGGACGAGAGTTCTTTATGGCGTTATGGAATGCCGACATTCCTATGATTGCCATCGAGAACCCCACTCCATCCACGATCTTCAACCTGCCCCGTTACGACCAAGTGATTCAACCCTACGAGTTCGGGCATCCCGTGCAGAAGCGGACGTGCCTATGGCTCAAGGGTCTACCACCATTGAGACCGACAAAGATTGTTAAGAACCCGCAGAGTAGCAAGGTTCCTGGCAACTGGTTCAACAAGGGTGGCAAGGACAGACAGAAGAACAGAGCAAAGACCTTCGACGGTATAGCAAGAGCAATGGCTTCCCAATGGGGAGCCTTACAAACAGAAAGGATAACAGCATGAAAAAGAAACTCAAACCCACAACAAAACAGACACCCTCCAAGAAAGACTATGGTCTCATCGGCAAGATTGCGAAAAGGGCAATCAAGCTAGAGGCCAGGTTCATACCTGATTCAAGGCTGGTAGAGAGAGGAATCACCGACCTTATGATGGACTTGACGGTCTGTCACTCCAAACACTTCAAGCTCCGCTTAAGCGAGATGTTGAAGACCGAGGACACAACCAGTCTCATGCACGACATCTATATGATCGCGCATTACGTCAATAAAGAGACCCTCGGTTGGGATGGGCTTGGTTCGCCCCGCTTCACAAAAACCAGACTGGCTCACACATGAGCCTACTCAACAAAGCGGCGGTCAAACGATCGGCGTTGGACTTGGCTAGTGCTAAGTTCAAGGAGCGTAACAAGACGAGGATGGAGATGGGCATCGCCCCATTGAAAGCTCCACCATCCAGGGTGAGCGGTGAATTCATCGACACCTTCGAGGCCAAGGTGATTGGTCTCCTCAACGCAATGGTATACGAACACAAGACAGGAGCAACACTATGAAAGACATATGCTACGACTGCGAAAAGTCACAGGAGTACGGCACGATGCACGATATTAATAGTATCGACTTCGACATCTTCTGTGACGACTGCTTTGAAAAGAAGGGAGCAACACTATGAAGGTAACAATAGCAATGGTCGAGGATTTGATGACTAGTTACGTATCCAATCCAAAAGACTCAAACGCGATATTAGAGGAGTGTTATGTTCACTTAACGAATCTTGTCAACGGCGATTATAAACCGAAAGACTTGAGAGAAGACATTGAAGAGTATCAAACTGAAAGGAGTTCACTATGACATATGCAATCAAACGTTCGGATGGTTTGTATCTAACAATCGATGATACTTGGACAGAGCTAATGCCTGGGCTGAAAGCCGATAACATCCGTGGCTACACGGAATCGGAAGACGTCTTCAAGGAAGCTCGGCAGGTCAGCGGGATAGCCGTTGCCCATCCTTGGCCAGCAGGTAAACAGCGCGAGCTGTTCCCGCTATGGGCTGAGCTGGGGCCGGAAAAGAAAGGACAAGAATGAAGTATAACTTTGTAACATATCTGAAAGACCCGTGGTCGAAAGAGCATAAGGTCTTTAAATTCAGAAGCCTTGAGGTTGCGTATGATTGGTTCAACAAGATGGACAACCTCGTGACTGGACGGAAAATCAACAAAAGAAAGATCACGTTCAAACGCGATGGTCTAGTGACCTCACGCGATGGAGCTGTGGTCGGAATGTGGAGGACATGCTAATGAAAGAAGTTAAAGGTGAATTGCTATATGTGTTTGCAGATGACTCGTACATCGTTCCGTATAGCGGGACGGTTAGGAGTGGGGTGATAGTCGATATGGAATACGATGCCCCGACCGCGTTGATGGAAGCTATGCAAGCTCCGTTGGCCAGCGAGGTTCACGAGGCAATCATGCGGGAGGCCAAGGCGTGACAACCACAGACGCTATTGCTCTTGGCATGATCGGTATCGGAGTCTTGGCCAAGGTGGCCGAGGAAGACCCCGACTTCATGGACAATGTGTACACTCCTCTAACTCAGATGATACTAAAGGTGCATGGGGTTGAGGTCATGGATGACTTCACTCCTGATATTGCTAAACTAAAAATGAACCGAGCTCTACAACTATTGGAGACCGCGCACCAGGAATTCGAATCGTTCGAGCTCGAGAATGGAGACGAAGCATGGGAACTAAAGCTAGCAGACTTCTCGTTGGAATAGTCCTCTTCTCCTCGGCGCTCGTCGCTCGGGGCGAGGAAGGCGATGGATATCTGGGTATCCTCAACGCCAACGAAGCATTGATTGATTCGATCAGCAACGAATCGGGAACCAAGACGGGAGACTTCTCAACGGTCTCCCTCCTCAGTTCCGTGACGGAGAATGCCCAATGGGTAACCGATGGTCCCGTTGTGGTATCAACTAGCGGTGAGGTACTGGGAACTCTAAGCACAGAGGAGACCAATACTCATTCGATATTCAACGAGTCGATCTATGTTCAGATCCCCTTCTCCGATAGAGAAGAGGCTTGCATAGGCAGTCTCAATGATAACTTCTCAACCGTTGGCCCCAAGATCTACGACTCCCAGTCGGAAGAACTTAAGGCTCTGATAAAGGAGGATATATTTAATCGATGAGCAACATTAGTTATGACTCGCTTCGGCAACGAGGCGATGTTACCTTTGAAGATATGCAAAATGGTAAAGGCGACTCGCCTCGTAACATGTCTGATCGGTTCTATAAGAACTATCAGTCTATTGATTGGGGTAAGAAGAAAGCAACTGCTAAGCCTGGCAAGAAGCAAGTATTCAAGTACCCTAGTCCAAAAGGCTAGGGTCTAACAAGGCATCGTGGCGGAAGTTGGCATCGTAGGTTGCGAACCTGCGGGCCAGCTCCCGCCTCGTTGCTGCGACCTGCTTATCTAGTTGAACGATTGCTTGTTCTAAATCCTTGGCGTACTCCTCGCCATCCTCGATGTCTTGGAGCACGGCTTGGTGTTCAACTTTCAAACCATCTACGTCCTTACGTAACTTAGAAAGTTTAGTAGCTTCCTTCTTGAACCAAGAGGAATACTTCACGGGTTTTTTCACACCCTCAATATTCATATAGAAAACTTAGTTGGCTAGTGGCCAACTATCAAATTATTTATTGAATGGAACTGCTTTATTCAAAGCATTGCGACGGCCACCGCAAGACCAACAACCTTGGACATTCGTCCCGAAAGCTTTATCAATTACCCACGCAATCGGCTGAGCTACTGTATGAACCAGATCCCCAAGGCCACGGGTTCCTTTAGCACACGGCCCGTTGTTATTCATCGCACAAAGATAGGAGTGGATTGCGTCAACAATCTTAGCATCTACTTCGAGATGGTTATTCCTGCGGTGCTGGACAACGGCGGCAATTAGATCAGCGAAACTACCAGCGGTAATCACTTGCTTGGTATCTTCATCCGTATAGACAAACCCAGAAGCTGGGTGGATAGTCGTGTCCCGCAAGTAATACTGTTCGCTCATTTCTTCTTGGACTTACCAGCTGCAGACAAAGCAATGGCAATGATCTGGGCTCGACCTCGTGGCTTGCCCATCGCTCCCTTGGCTTTTCCACTTTTCTTATTGTCAGCGTATAGGTCGCTGATGTTCTTCGATACGTTACGTCCTAATGGCATATGTTCTCCTTAGTATGCTGGGCTTTTCATCTCTACGGTTTGTTCGAAACTTTTAGGTTCAATCTTATCTTCAGTAAGTGGGCCACCTACAACCCAAGCATCGCAAGTCCTTGAGGCGGCACATTTGAAGTCGAAGATCTCGCAGTACCCGAGCTCCGCTTCTTTGATGATATCCCACTCATCTCCTGTTTCGGTACCAATACCTTTTGCGATGCAGCTTTTGATTTCATCCGTAACGTTGAAGGCCGCACAGTTTCCGCATCTCGATTTTCTGGCCTCGTCTGGAGTTGTTTCGAATATCCTTGCCTTCCCAGCCCAGAAACTTTCATTTGCTTCATTGGGGTTAAGCGGACCGTAGTTTGCTTTTTGTATTGCATTTTGTCTATTCCTTAGGTTTAGCTTGATATCCTGAGTTGCGTTTGGACAGGCCATTTCAAATATTTATTTACTTGTTTAATGTAAAATTGGCAACCTAGTATTTTCCCCGTCGGTTTGATGGGCTAGCTTGGGTTGATCCTCCCGGACCAGCCCAGAGATTCTTGCAAGCCCAGTACCTAGCACTTAACTTGGTTCCAGGATTATCGCAGTTGTGCCTGGCTCTGAAAGACTTACGTGCTGCTGGAGAATAGTTATGGCCGTAACCTTTAGCCCCAAAGTGTACGATCTTTTCCTTACCATCTTGGCATGCTTTGACCACACGCTTCTTGCCTGCAATCCACGAAGGCCGTGGCCTATTGCATGCCATATCTTCTTTGCTCGGTCTTCCGATTGGCATTAGCTAGTCCTCCGTCCAAGCCCCGAAGTTCTGGGAAGACCAGAAGGAACGCTAGGTAAATTACCGCTAAAGCTTACGCTACTTGCGAAAGGTATTGTCTCTTCCTCCTCAACTTTCTTTTTCTTCTGGCCACCTAAAAGTTTTGTGAATTGCTCTATGTTGAATTGGTTTGGTTTGATATCAGAGACTGCTTCTTCTGCTGCAGTTTCTTGAATACCTTCGGCAATCTTCTCCGCTGCCGCAACCCCACGTTCTTCGGGTGTCATCCCGGCTTCTTGAGCTATCCTCTCCGCAGTCGCTACTCCTGTCTCTTCGGGAGTCATAACTGGGAAGTCCGGCATAGGGGTAGCAGCTTCAGATAAATCTTTACCAAGTTTGGGCATTCCAAATTTCTGTTGCTCGAGTATCGATCCTAAAGTTTGGGTGTCCCCCTTGAACAAAGCTTCTTCTGCTCCCCGCCTCTTAACCAAACCTTCTAACGTCTTACCACCCGCTTTGTTCCAAACCTTAAACTGTTCAGCCGCCCCTTCAAAGTCTCCGGAGTTGAGCTTCTTAAGCAATGTACTTTTGCTGAAGCTTGTCGGCCCAATGTTATAGACAAGACTAGTAAGTGCGCTGTATTGCTGGTCATTCAACGGAACTTTAACGTTCTCAAGGACACTCGGTCCGTACTTCCTATTGATAAGGTCGGGCAACATTTGTTCTGCTCTTGCCTTATCAATCCTATATCCTGGACGCAAGTCTGGGATGTCGTTGTCCGTGAATCCATAACCCACGGTGAGCTTCCCTTTTTTCTTCTTGTTATCCAAGTCGTAGTAAGCGTCTGGGCGAAAGCCCTCGAATGTGCGTAGGATATCGAGACCTTCCTGCGAAAACATTGGGCGTCCTTCTGCCCCTGCGTCGATTGCATCTGTGAATGTGTCAGCCATATTATTTCTTTCCTCTTCCTAATCCAGTCCAACTTATTCTAGCCGGACCTTTCTTCTTACTAGCAGACCTATTGCACATCGAGGCAGTAGGACGGCATGCAGGGTATTCACCCTTGCTCGAGTCTGATCTCCCGCAAGGACCTCCGGTCTTGCAGTTGATCCACCCCTTGCCTTTGTTCCGTTTGAACCATCCATGAAGACCGTATTTCTTTTCGAGTTCAAAGCCCATGTTCAGTCCTCATCGCATCTTGTGCGTGTTGTAGCGTTGGCTCAGTCGAATTCCAATCCGACCAACCGTCTTCCTCAAACTCCCAGCATCCACTCATACCTAAAGCAATCGCTGGGATAAGGATCGACCACCACCATTTCATTTGGAATTGCCCCAGTTTTTAGCCCCAACCTTACGACATTTAACCAACGCCCCGCTGGCGTAAGCCGAAGGCCATACCTTATACCGAGCTTTGACCTTGGTATAGCAAGCGTCTTTGGGTTTAGTTTTTCGGCCTAAAGGCATACACTCTTATCTCCTACAAAAGGGCTGGACAGTCCAGCCCCAAACCCCTAACAAGAAAGGTACATTAACCATGAGAAAGAAAAGAAAAGAACCAGCAGATGTCGCCTTCGTTGGCGACGCATTAAAGGAAAGTATAACAGAACTACCTGCCATGCTTAAGGAAGAGCTCGGCGACTCCGGCTTTTGGCTTGGGCTTGGTGTATTCATCTTGATTCCTGTTATCTATTATCTCGGTACTGCTGCTGTATTTCAGGGTATCCCAACCTTAATTTGGCGGGCTATCTTTTAGTCCTTCTTAGCGATGCCTCTAGCCTTGCCTTGGCGTAGTCATTGGCTTTGGTGGCCAACTCGTTAAGCTGTTTCTGAGCTAGATCTTTGTTCACCCTAGCCAGAGAAGCTAATGCCTTGGCTCGGGGTGCAGTCAAAACTCGGCCCATATACTCCCCATTGTACTTGGAAAACTGGTAGAACTCATCGCCCCCCTGCAACCGTCTTTTCTCAGCCACACCGTTCTTAAACACAGTGATCTTAGAGGCTGCGCTTATACCAGGAATGACGAGTCCTTCTTGAACTAAAGGCGTAATTACTGGATGTGGTTTAACATCGGGGACAAATCCAAAACGTTTAGTGGTTGCTGACCAAGGATAGTTCCTGACTTCCTCGCCCAAACGATTGAGCATGGGAGCTCCAGTATAAACAGCAATCGGAGTCTGCCCAATCAACCAACCAAACATGGTTGCATTCTGAGTCTTCGTATCTACTACCTTGATCTTGCCATCTGCGGAAACAGGGATTGTTTGGGAGAGCCAGCGGGCAATACCCGGATTTAAGTAGGCTCCGGTGTAACTACTCAAAACTCTCTTCGCCCTATCCGATGCATCTCCTCGATCGCTTACCGCATCAAATAAAGTTTTAGCTCCCGATAATAAATTCTTATCAACAACTGAGTTGGCTATCGATAAAGCCGAGGTAAACATGATGTTATCGAATGTGGCTTCGTCTAGATCTTCGTATCGATAAGCATCCGATACTGTAGCCAGCGCACCGAAGAGTAAGTTCAAGCCTGGAAAATCAGTATGCTTAAAGCGGATAGGGCCAATCTTCACGGTGTTCTCCGACCATCCTGTGGCTCGAAGTTGTTCTCTCTTGTTCCTATCGGACGGTCCACGCCCAGTCACCGCAAAGAAAGCCTCGTCCCAATCCTTATCCATATCCTTTATCGCAAGACCTATGATCGAAGCCATCACAACCGACCCGTAAAGAGCCTTGCTTCTAAGTTGGTAGTACTCGACACTTCCCTTTTCTGGCTTGCTGAATTTGTAAGAGGAATCTCGGATAGCTCCAGATAGATTACCGATCGATACTCCATTCGCCCTCAACCAACCGTAAGGAGTATAGTCGATAGCGGAGTTAACAATGTTTGCAATTGTCCTTGGGAAAGCCGCAAAAGGAGTCAGGATCGGAACCTTCCCAGCAATGTTACCGATAACTGCGTCCATCAAATATCCGATCGAGCCTTTGGGTTGTCCGTTGAATGTAGCTTTCTGAGCAAACTCCCGCATCTTTGTAATCCCGTCTTGCCCAATACCAGCTTGGTCGACCACATATCTTTCCCGAAGTTGGTTGAACCGCCGGCTCTTGCCCGCCTCGATCTTCCTCTTCTGGCTCTTGTACTCCTTACTATCAGGTGTAAGACCTGCCAATGTTCCAAACTGCCCGAGGGATTCCTCATCGTTAACTTGCTTCTGGATTGCTTTCATCCCTGCACTTGTCCTGCTAAAGATTTCGTCAGCTTTTTGTGTAGCCTCTTCTGCTGTCAAACCCTGCTTCAACATGACATAGCGAGCTTCCATTCTTGCCTTGGCTTCGTTCGCAATTACAGAATTATAAGTATCAGCAGCAGCCATAACCCGTCCGACCAACTTCCACGCAGCTGCGTAGTTGTTTAGAGACCAAGGCTTGTCTGGATCTTTATTGAGTTTCTCAAGGGGATTGAGCTCTAAGTTGTTCTCAGAACGGAAGCGTGTTAGTCCGGTAGCTAAAGCATTCCCAGCTTCCTCTATCCCAAGTCTACCAGCAGCTTCGACGTAAGCATTATATGCTTGGCCAAAGAAGTCTCCAAAGCTCGCCTTGATACCAGCTCTCTTTGCCGCTTGAGCGTAAGCTTTAGCCTCCGAGGTTAACTCGAATAGCACGTTGATATGGGTTGCCCCTAAGTTGACCAACTGAGTGGGAGGTCCGGATAGCACACCAGCTTTCCACAATGATGCCATGACCTCTAGAACTTTCCCAACCTTCTCCCATCCCTTCCTCTGCTTGTCTATTTCTTGGGCGATGTATGCGTTTAGTTCAATGGCTTTAGTAAGTCTCTGGTCGGAGCTCTCTGGCAACTGGCTAATCTGATTAGCCCTAGCGACAATTTCTTGGGCCACGACTGGGTCCCATTCTGGGATATCGTAACGTTCAGCAATGGCATTATAAAATTTCTCTTCGTTGAAAGCTCCCAAGTTCACGAGTTCAAGAAGTTGATTGATCTTCGACTTCGGCATGGCCGTCGCCTTTTCCCCAATACGCCGAGTGATATTCTCGAGTTGCTTCTGTGCCCGTTCCTTAACCAAAGCATTGTATCGAGTAGCAACAACCTTGGCTAAAGCAACAACCTGTTCTTCCCTCAAGTTAGGGAACTTCTGGTTGATGAGTTGTTGGATAGAGTTGAGAGTAGCACCTCGTTGCATCATGTGCTTCCTCGACTCTGCTTTGAAATCAATCGTATTGCGAAGCAAGGTATCGATTGACTTGGTAGCATTGGCGTCAAATTTCTTTTCCAGCATACCTTCGATGTATGCTCGTCTCTCCTCCGGCATCTTGCTCTCTTTACCGCTGGCGACCAATTCGTTATCGGCATTGAGTTCAGCTTGCAGATTAGCTTGGACTTGATTGAAGACTTCTTCTGCCAAGGTAATCCGTTGCACGATATCAACAAGCATCTCTTCCAAAGTCCGAGTATCTTCAGCGCTAACCTTCTTTGGGTCGAGTTCTTGTTTCATCTGAGCATTCACAATCTTTCGCACTTGAGATTCGAGTTGATCGAACGCTGCTTTCTCCGTTGCTTTCTTGGTTACTCCCAAAGAACGGAGAACCCTCTGCGTGATTGTATCTGCAGCGTACTTAGCCAGACGAACAACTGGGGGAATTGCTGTCTCCTCTGCTCTCTTAGCCGCTTCGATCTCTTCCTCCATTGTCTTTTCCGTAGCCTGTTGTTCGGCAGCAACCGTGTCGAAGAAATCGAATACCCCCTGCAAGGCGTCGACCTTTTCTTGTCTTGCCGTAGGAGAAGCTTTACGAATATCAAAATTGGTTTTCAGTTCCTCATTGGTCGAAGTCCCGATGGCTTGTACCCGAAGCTTAACCATCTTGCTGAACAAGTTTGGATCTATTTTGACTAGGGCTTTAATAGCATCAGCAGCCGACATAGCTTTAAGATCCGCTGGAAGAACTCTGTTAACTCCTCCTGGTGATACAGAGGCAGCCTTGATTCCCTCAAGAGACCCAATCAAATCGTTGTAAGAGATACCAATACGGTTCAAATAACTTACAAAGTCTTCGCCTTCGGTCGGAGCCATATCCCCAAAGACAGACAGTAGCTTGTAGAAGTTCTCACCCTCGGGGATAGCTTCGGTTGGTGGGCGTTGTCCAATCGAGATACCGCCCCTTTCTCCCACGTTAAAACTATTCTGAGCTGACAGACCAGCAATGGTTGACTTCAACTTCTGAATCTCGGCCAAGAGTTGTTGAACCTCATCCTTCGATCCTAAAGTTTCTTTCTGCTTTTCAAAGATAGGATCGGTATACATCTTGGAAGACTTCAGCGGATAGAGAAGATCGGCTGCGATATTCGCACCACCCAAGTCTCTTCCAGCTATGCTATAAGCATCAGCCAACTGTCCCCCGATATACATAGCATTATCAATCAAATATTTTTTAAGGGCTGAAAGTTCCGGAGAATCTCCCCGAGCCTTGATCTGGGCGTCTACGGCCAAGGTCCCATCGCGGAGCTTGGTAACAATGACCGAAAGAATGGCGTTCCTTTCGTTGGTCTCGAGCCCCTTGGTCGAATCTAAAATTGATTTAGCCCGCACCAAATCTTCTGGGTCTCCGGTCGGAGCAATTCTTGCGACGAAGTCATTCGCCTTCTTGAGGGTGTCCGCTCTCGTCTGTTTGATGATTTTTCTCTGGGATAGGACAGCAGCCACGGCGGGGTCAAGACCCTTGATTCCCCGACGTAGGGCTTTGCTGTCAGTAAGAATGTCAATGGAAGAAGCGAGCAATCTTGATTTTGGATTAAACCTTTCGGTTAGCGGAACAACTTTCCCTTGCTCATCATACGTAATGGTATCTGCCGATTTCAATTGTGAGGGGTCCCATACAACAATTTCCTTACCGCCCTCTGCAATTATCCCATCGTAGCCTAAACTCTTTAGAGTGTTAACCATGAAAGACGCAAGCTCTTCGGATAGTATGTCCGCGAACGAGAATCCCCCACCTTCTACTTCTGCTGGATAGAGATCGTTCAACATCTCTTTCGCCATGGGTGATCCCCTCTCTTCAACCCTTCGCCTGAACGCTGCGTATATATTTTCAGGCACTACGTCGGCACCTTTAATCTCAAGGGGATTAGAAAGTTTCGCGTACAAGTTATAAACTTTTCCAGCGTCTCCCGTTAAATCTTGTCCTGCTAGAATGCTATCAAACAAAAGACCTCTATTAGTTGTGTATTCTTTGGCGTAGTTTAAGTCATTTGTAACATAAATTCCTGGCCCATAATCGTGGAAAAAGTTTTTGTTTACGGTGTTCCGCGATGGCGTAAATTCAGAAATGTTTTTAACTGGGCTCCCGTGATAAACAGGCCCAAATGAATATCCACTAGCATTAGCTGCTTCTTTAACTAATCTGTTAGCCTCTAACGTGTTATTGGAATTGATTGCCTCTGAATAGTTTTTATCCAATTCGATAGAGGCGGCAAGCTGGCGTTTGGGGGCGTAAAGTTCTTCTCGTTTAATACCACCTTCAGCCATAGCCCTAGCAATCTTTTGCTTGGCAGAGTCAACGGCACGGTAGAAGTCCGCAGGGTACAAAACTTTTCCTGGTTCAGAGTACTGCTCAAGAATCGAGTCTACTGTATCCGCCGTGTAACGTGGACGGCGTACGAGTTCACCCTGTTCATTCTCACTCTCAGGAACCAAGGAGTAAGCCAAGGCATCCGCCTCAAACGATGTGAGGTTAGCTTTCTCAACGAGCTTCTGGACTTCTGCACGTTGAGCCATCTCTGCGGGATCAAGAACAATTGCCGTTTGCCTAGCCAAGTTACCAGACTCGATGTCGTCAGCCGTCCCATCTTGGGCAGTTGATTCCCCAGTAAGATCTGTTTCGCCAAAAGTCTTCCCAAGTCTGGTCTCTGGAACTTCTTTGGTGCCCACTCGTTCCGCTTTCCGAACTTCTTTCTCCAAACCCTTCGCCGTTTCTTCCGGGGTCACACCCTTTCTCTCACCCCTCGCCCTACGGGTCTTAACCTTTTCCTCACCAGTCTTTTTAAGGGTTTCTAAAGATACCTCACCGGAGGTCTTGGCCGTTGCTTTTAATTTGTCGTACTCATCCGAGAGAACCTTCAGGTCAAAAGGTGTGGTGGCAAACTCATCGTTAAAGCTTACAAATTCGGGCCCTGCTTCTATCTTTCTCAGCTCATCAATAATTTTTCTGGAAGCAAACTTAAATACTCGGGTAGATGGTTTGGCACCTTTGGTAGCGTCATAACCAGTAGCTGCTGATGCAAGAGATTCTAAAACGGCCTGTTCGATAAAAGCAGTATCTATTTGTCCCTTAAATGCTCTTTCTAAACCTCCGACAACTAGCCTGCGAATAAGACCATCTGGTCCCATCCCCTGCGCCAACTCCGCCATGACTTCCTGATCGATTTCCGCATTGAGCTTATTATCTACATCCAACTCGTCCAATTCCTGCAAGGTCAAGGTCGAGGCCAAATCTTTTCTTGGAATGATTACGTTGGTCTCGTTACCCGCGGCAATCTTTTCATTTGTTGGGGCGTTGGCTAGCAAACTTACAATCGCATCACTTCGATTATCGATGAAAGATTTTCTGGTGCCCGCTTTCGTGCCCTTACCAATTAACCTGAGGAACCTATCACGCAAAGCGGCCAAAGTGCGAAGGATCGGACGAGTGGTATACTTCTTAACTTGATCTTCGGTAATCTGTCCGCTTTCCCGCCTTTGTGTAATCGCCCGTACATACTCTTCTCCGAGCCTTCCTGGTCTGCCCGCATTGAACTCTGATACGATTTCTTCCTTGGTCTTCCCGTCAAAAGATATACCTAAAGAACTGGCGTAGGCGGATAAAACATCCCTGATTTGTTCGAGCGTAAGGCTGTCCTCTATCTCTTTGTTATTCGCATCGTAGAATTTCTCGTAGGCTTCTTGCGTAATCTCGGCTGGGTTAGTCGCCTTGAAAGCGTCATACATCGCCCGTCCGTCAGTCATGTGAATGATCTCTTCCTGCAATGCCTTCACAAAGAAGTCTGCTGGGTCAACAGCAGCGTTCGACATCAATGCTTGGAAAAGTTTTGAAGGGTCTACAAACAGAGTGTCTAAGCTCGTTAGATTCCTTGGGTCAGCGTAGACCCCAGAACCACCCCGCTGTTTAATGAAGACAACCTTGTTGAGAACCTTCTTGGCGAAATCACTCGCGAGCTTCTCTCGACCTTTACCTGTTTTACTTTTCTTTATGAGATCGTTGCGAGCATTGGACAACCCGAGAGTAATGATACGCATCAAAGCTTGTAGGCGTTGGCGTACGAGAGGAGTAATTTCTGTTCCCTTGAAGTACTCTTGGACAGACGCCTCGTCCAAGGTCATGTCGAGCAATTCAGCAGCTAAGTCGTCAAATTGTTTTTGGAGTTCAGCCTGTGTCTTATTCAGTCCCTCTTCCGGGGAGACGTTTGTCGGGGCTGGTTTAACCTTTGCAGGTGCCACAGGTTTACCAGCTTTTCCAGTCGCTCGCTTCTCCGCTTTGGGAGCGGCAGGTTCGCTGACTGGGGCTGGTGCGACGGCGGGAGCTTCGGGAGTTGGGGCTCCTGCTGTGGCTTGCGGTGCTTCTTTCGGTGCTTCAATGGTTGGGGTCTTAGGAGTTTGCTTGGTAACAATGTCCTTCGCTTGGGTTCTATCTAGCCCCTCGATGTCCGCTGGTAAATACCCCAGTTTAGTTAAAGCTGTAACTTGTTTCTTTGTAGGGGGAAGTTTCTTGAGGGCTGGCGTTACTGGAGCGGGAGCAGGGGTTTCAGCGACAGGAGTAGGGGCAGCTGGTGGTGTGACGGCTTGCGGTGCCATGACAGGTACAGCCACAGGAGCCTCGACTTTCGGCTTAGTCACATCCGATTGTGCAACTTCCAGAGTATCCGCATCAGAAGTTTTTGCTTGTTCCTTAATCGACGCCCTAATTGCACGACCCGCTGCCCGAGCTTGAGCTTCGTTCAACCCAGTAGCCTTCATTACGAAGTCTAAGTATTCTGCATCCTTCGCGCTCTTGGTTGCTTGGGCTATGATATACAACGCACGGTCAATATCGTTTTCGAAAGTCAAACCGAATTGTTTAGACCCAAAACCATAACGAGGCTTAGCCCCTGCAAGATTACGTGGAAGTTTCGGAGTCGTTGGTTGTACGGGAGCAGGTGTAGGGGCTTCCACCTTTGGCTGTTCAACCACGGGAGCTGGTGCTTCAGCGACAGGAGCAGGAGTTTCAGCGACAGGAGCAGGAGTTTCAGCGACAGGTGTAGGAGCAACAGGAGCTGGTTCCTCCGCTTTAGCTGCCTTCGATTCTTCCGCGACTACTGTAGCTGTCGCCGGCGATGTCCGCACTAAAGTCTCCGCTGAAGCTGGCGTTATTTGTTGAGGGGTGGCAACTCCAACCACGGGGGGAGCTGGCTCTTCAAAAACTTTCTTTGCCTCTTCCTCGACTTGAGCAACGGTTGGTTCCGGTGCAGTAGCGGGAGTAACAACTGGAGCAGGTTCGACGGCAGTAGGTTCTTCGGCTACAACTTGTGCTGGTTCCGGCGTAGGGGTGACTTCAGCTTCGGGTGCGACCTTCGCACGAGCCGTATTGAAAGCCTGCTGAACATTAGCTTTCTCCTGTTCGGACAGAGTATTGTAGATGCCTTGACCCTCGGTGAGCACCGCATTGTCTGCCAACCCGAGAACCTTGGCCTTTTGTGATAGGCTGAGAACATCGTAGAACTGGGAAGCAGCTACGTCAGACAGGGGTTGAGATAGGAGCTTGGCTAATTCCCCTTGCCTTAACGCTTGAACCGCTTCTTTACTTACTTCATCGGCTGTAGCTGGGGAGTTGTTCCTATTCAAATTTTCTATCACCAACCCGCCAGCTTCCACCGCAGACATGGGCAACCCGACCACCAATTCTTCTGCCACTTCGTTCCACCTGATTTCACCAGACCTCCCACCAGCCATCTCGGCTTTCTGGGCAGCGATTTCGCTTACTGGTTCCCCAGCAACTTGGATAGCTGTTTGTTTTAGTCCTTCTTTAGCGAATCCTTTTAGCCCCTGTTGCTCAAGTACCTTGAGTGGGGTAGAAGCTAGACGGCCAAAACCGAGAGTCGCGTACTGAGTTGCGCCGATCGCTACACCACGAGCCTCCGACGCAGCTTTAGCGGGAATAGCCCAATTCGTATCATCAAGAACGCTCTTAACATCTGCTGGATTGAAAGGGTCTAAGCCACGTTTTTGCATTTCTTCAGACAACAACTGATCCATGTTGACCATTGTGTCCGTTCCACCGCCCGCTACTGCCCCAACATTCAAAGCAGCCGCGGCCCCAACTCCAGGCCCACCCACCGCAGTTCCAATAGCACCAGCCGTGAGCGATGCCCCTATTGCTGGGAGGTTCGACCCAAGACTTTGGGCTAGCATCGGGAAGATAATCTGTTTCGGGCTAGACACCATGTCCTTGAAAGACCCAAAGAACCCTTGTTGCTTTTGCCCATAGGCTTGCAATGTCGGATTGATGTAACGATCACGTTCCGCGAGCCTGCGTTCTACAATAGCTCTCGCTGCCGAATCAGTATCTACAAATCCACTTGCTGCTCCGTAAGCCAGAGATCCCGCTTGCAAAGCGTTAAGCCCAGACTGAGCCTGCCCAATCAATTCCTCTGTATAACTTGGGGCTTCGTATCGAGGCTTCTTTAAATTATCTAGTTCAGCGGCTTTATCGAAATAGTTCTTCGCGTAATCAATATCAGCTTCGGTGGATAAAACACCCGTATTCGCCATATACTTTGTGGCATATTCTCTCCATGAATCGAATAGCCCCTGCTTCTGGGATACGGAAAGGGAGTTGTAAGCTGGGTCGGCACGGTACGCATCCCACCTTTGGAACTCTGGTTGTTCGGCTACGGGTTGCGCCTGCTGTTGAACTGGCTGGGCCTGCTGAACAGGCTCTTCAATTAGTTGTGTCTCCTCAGTAAGGTTAGCTAGTTCCTCGGCAGAAAGGTCATCTACATTCTCTGGGGTAGACATCTGCTCCATGAGAATCTACTTACCAAAAATACGGCGTCTGGGCAACTTAGAAAGAGGCGATATTTGGCGGAATGGCGGGAGCTGTGCCGATCGCTTCAGCAGCTGAAGTCAAGAACTGTTCCCTTGTCGCCTTCTCTTCTGCTGATTCTTCCTGTTTTTCGTATACAGGAATTACGTTCTCACCCCGTAATTGGGCCAAGAACCCTTCGTCTGGGGTCAAGGAACGACTACCATCCGCAGTAACGAAATACAAGGGCTGTCTAGCTGGCGTTGCGCTGGCAGTTGTTGCTGGGGTTGGTTGCCCTGTTGAAGTTGTCGGGACACCCATCTTGCTAGGCATAGGTGGGGCTCCAGGAACTGGACCTAATAAGCCGGGAGATGAGGTTGGTTTAGCGGGTTGGGCAGAAGGAGCACCCTGCGTTGGTTGACCTCTTACCCGTTCAACTTGTTCGCGAGCCCCTTGCCTGAAAATCTCTCTTAGGTCTACAAGTTTTCTGAGCTCGACGTCGGCTGCTGCTTTCTCAATCGGATCTGTTGCGTCGTTTACGGCAGACTGGGCTTTCTCAATTTCCGGCCCAAGGTTTATGGCTTCTTGGTTCCAATCTTTCGCAAACTTCCCATCAGCGGAAGCTCCGCCACCAGTAGACGTGCCAGTCCTCGACGTTCCGTACACCCTCGGTGCAGTACTTTTCAATGTCGTACCATCGGGTAACTTAATCTCCCGTGTTACAATATTTCCTTCCGCAACACTCTGAGCCGCAAATTTACCTTCAGCTTCTGTGGTACGGATCTCGTTAATTTTACGCCTGAGTTGTCGGACAGCGGCAGCAAAACCATCTGGGTCATCGTTCTGATTTAGCTTGGCATTTCTCCAGTAGTCTACAGCTCGGGTGTCCCCAACAGTTACTCCGTCGAGTAGCCCGTCGTCGAAAGCACCCTGTACCTCGACCGCGTCTTCTGAATACTTGTTGGCTTTAAAAACTTGGTACTGTTCGTCGTATGGCCCGAGAATACCCTGTACAATTTTGTAGGCATTCGGGTTGTTCGCGAACATTTTAAATACTCTCACCCTAGCCTGCGGGTATTGTTGGTCGTTTCCACCATTCGGAGAGAATGCTTCAAGTGCCCCAATGATCTCGTCTTTCTTCGCCCATGTTTCTTCTAGCTGGTTAAAGTTTTTCTTTTCGGTGTCATATTGGAATTTTTTAAGTTCGAAACTTAAATCCCCAATCCGCATATCTTGGTCTTGCTTCTCCCGCCTTAGGTCGAAGTCCCTGTCGTTCTGAACGACTAGCTGTTGAAATTGTTTTTCTCTAAGCGACTGTGCCCTATCAGCATTAGAGATGTTAGTTACCTCATTCCATTGCCTGATAAAGTTCGCAGCTTGGGCTGTGGCCAAAGCCCCATCGTCCTGAATCGTATACGAGGACTGGGGTATATTCGGGAGTTGGAGTTGATTTGGGATTGGGTATGTTTCTGTCATATTAGAATCTCTTCACGCTACCAGAACCCATCCCCCCGAATCCACCCATGTAGGAAGGAGTCAAGTAATCATAAACCATGTTACCAGAATACTGCGGAGCTCCGAATGAGGCTGATGGCATCGTAAATGCTTGGCCTATTGGGTTAAACATTGTCGGAGATAGCCCAGAACCACCGCCCCCACCACCGAGATTCATTGCTCCCCCTCCGCCACCCAACATACCGCCACCGAATAGAGACGAGCCGATTGCTGACAGCGGATTCATCGCCATACCCGACTGACCAGCACCCATGTTAAAATCTCCACCCCCTGCGAAATTCCCAAGACCGCTCCCAAGCATTCCACCGATTGCTGTTCCAACCCCAGGAGCGATTACGCTTCCGGCTATTCCACCGACTAGACCACCGATCGAACCGAATATCCCAGCGTTGCTACTTTTACGTCTCTGATCCGCCACGTATTTTGCTTGGTCGTAGTTGAACTGGTTAATGGCGTTTTGGTTGGCCACATTAGCTTCATTCTGAGCCCTATTCAAATCTTCCGCTCGCAGGTATCCCGTGCTAAACAAATAATTCTCTGTCTGTTGAGGAGATAAGAAATCTGCTAGTTCCACCAAACCAGGAGTGTAGGCTGCGCCCTGTTGCATCAGATCCATCGTTGTCAGCCCAAAATCCCTAGCCTGTAAATTCCTAGCCATTCCGCTCGTCGGAGGTAGACCTGTTGCCATAGCCTGCTGAGCGCCCTGCCTTTGTACTTGGGCCTGCACATCCGCTGGGACAGCCCCCTGTAATAGTTGATTTACAAGCGAGCTGATCTGAGTGGTTGCCCCTAAAGTTCCGGGCAAACCTGTTTCTAGTTGCTGTCTAAACTCTTTATTCAGGTTTGTGGCGAAAGAGGATAGAGCTGGGAATTGAGCTTCCTGCCCAAGAAACGTACCAAAAGTTTCGTTAAGCGGAACATTCCTAGGTGCCACCAACTTGGGTGGTGGCGGTGGCGACCCTCCTCCTCCTCGACGTCCCATGTTAGGACATCCTCTCCGCTAAAGCCCAAGGTAACACACGCATTCGGTCGTCATATTTGCCCCTTTCAAAACAGATCCAAGATCTAATCCCAGAGATTGCAATTGCGTTCTGTACGAGTTCGGACCTTACCATTTTATCATCCGAGGCTAGCACAACAATCGCCACGCCTTGGGAGTTAAAGTCGTTCTTCCACTCTTTGATTTCCTCGGGCTTGTCGACAAACTGCAAGGCCAAAACACCATCCACTTTACCCTTGCTGTTTTGGTGTACAATCAGTTGTCCGAGGTCGGCAAAGAATCGGATCATGTCCTTCAAATCCTTCCGTTTCCAATGCCGATAGAAGGGGATTTTCTTTTCGACGTAGGTTGTCACTTGACCATTGATATCTTTCATTTTAAGCCGTTCGTCAATAATTGCTTGCATTACAGGATGTAGGGTATATCACCCATGGCGAAGGCTAAACCCTGAACCTGCATGTTAAGTCTTGCACCACCCCTCTTCTCAAGAAGCTCCGCACGGAGAAGTTCGATAGCTTTGTTTTCGTGGAAGGTGTAAAAGTCAGGCTTCTCCGTCTGCATCAAGGCAGTTACCATCTCGAGCATGGCAGGGTAGTTCTTAATCGCCATCTCAGAGGCGTCGCTGGTCTTCGGGACAAACCGTTTCTTGGCTAGGATAACGATATCGGTGTTTGGAACCGCGCACCCGCAGTCTGGCCTATTCACAAAGTATTTCCGTTGGGATTCGTACAGACCGGTAGAGTTGTTCAGAACATAACCCTCTCCACGATCGACTACGGTGCTTACTGAGTCGTTGTTTACAGTCCTATACCCCGGTCCGTTCTCGTGGAAGTCGAACTCTCTGGCAAACAAATCCATCCTCTGATCGTCATGGGCTACAAACAAAATCGAATCCACCTCGTTCGGAAGATAGATTTCTCCATTGGTGGGTACGCTTATTGTGTACTGGTCGATCGTCCCGAACCACTTACCCTTGGTCATCAGATGCTCTTCGGCTCGATCGATTGCGTAGAAGAGGACTGCGTCGTCGGTGTGAAGACCGTCCTTGAGATCGAGAGCCATGCGAGCCCTCATGTAACCCATGGTTCCGGGTGAAGAACTCGTGATGATGGACTGGTAGTTTAACCTACGAGCACCCTCCAAAGTCTTGTCCAGCACAACAGACAAACGCTCGACAGCCTTGGCTTCGAATGTTTGAGCAAGATCAAGCTGTCCGTTCTGTTCCCGCCAAAGGGCGAGGAGCATGAGACGGAGGGCGTCGAGGTCTTGGATAATCAGAAGATCGGTGTCAGCGGCAGCGGGTTGGAACTGAAGTTTTCCTGTGATCTCGACAAGCGAGGCGTTCCCAGAGACTCGGTATGTGCGATAGTTCGAAGAACTTGGGTCGCGACTGACCTTCACAATGGATTGTCCGTCGGCCAAGAAAGCTTGCTCGCTGTTGGTTAGGAACATGCTCTGGGCGCCGACTGGGGAGATGGGGATGGCAGAGCTAGTGACCCGTAAAATTGTATTGATGCCGAAACCACCGAACCCCGTGGCTTGACTGATGCTACCCGTATAATCAGGGAGAACGAACAGACCCGCGTTCACCTGCACAACATATTTGGCGAGAACACCCAGCCAAGAACGCACCGCATAGAGGCGTCTCTGCGCTTCATTAATGCGGGCGACCACACGAGAATCATCTTGGTACACGCCGTTGTCGACGTATACAGAAAGCGTAGCCTTGGCTTCTGCTAGGGTGATGGCCATGGCTTACGCTGGTGGTACTGGCCAGATTACGTCTTGGGGTGTAGGAAAATCCTTGGTTACGTCACGAAGCTTCTGGCGGTACTCCACCCAAGCTGGTCTGTTGGGGATGGAAACGTCGGATAACTGAGTCCAGTCAGAAGCTACTAGAAAACTATCGCGCTCTTTGCGAATAGGGTCCCATGGAATTTCTGGTGCTAACACAGACCAAGCTTGTTCGAGTTCTTCCAAGGTTGGCTTTGGCGTATCCGACAACCAAGTCAGACCGGAGTAATCATTACCCACCAAAGTCCACTCCTCGTTAGGACGTAAGAATGAAATTGTTTTTGCTAAATCAATTGTCATGGTGTTACCTCGATTGCTAGAATAGAAGACCTAGACGAAGAGAATTGAAATTGAGCTTGTCCACCGTTAGCGGTATAAAGAACCGCTCCTTGGACTTTATATGTAGTCGCTGAAGTTGTAGCTGGGGTATCTAGGTACTGGAATACCCAAGTATCCTGTTTATTTGTATCTGTAGAATTTCCGACAGCAAGTAAATTATCAGTTGTTCCCGTAAACAATGCTGTTGCGCCACGCAAAACTTTAAAAAATACCCCGCATGAGCTTTGTGCTCTTGACATTTGTGTGCTTTGGCTAAGCAGAACCAAAACCTTATTCGAAGAGGATGTAGGTGTGATTGAAACAGTCAAACCCGTGTCGACAAAACTACCCGACGTAGTCGTAACTACAGTTGTTGTCGACCCCTCTACAATCTGTACGACCTTGGCTGGTGTGACCAGAGATGCAATATCAGAAACCAACCCCCGCTTGGTGTTGCTCGAATCACTCGCATCCAATATGAGAACGCTGTCCGCTCCCACTATGGTCACGACAGGAGCCGCGGTGATGTAGTTCTTGACGTAGTCGAGGAACCCGCTGGAGCTCACCGTGATCTTCATAATCGGACGAGTCGCCGATGTTGTGTCGAACCACACGATGTCCGACGTGAACCCCGTATTGGTGGTGGAGAATACAACCTTGCTACTCAGGGCAAACGCGGGAACGTCCAAGTACTGTGCGAACAGTTCTAGGAGATCCTGCGGTGTGCCGTAGCAGGTGTCGTTGGGGAGGGTTCCT